AGTAGAGTTACGAAATGGACGAAGGAAAAAACCCCCAACCACGGATTTACAGTGTCAAAGAAATTCCCGAATTCAAAGAAGACCTTGCCAGCTTTATCGAACAAATCTCCAGTGAAAATGGAACAGTAGATTTGATTTCAAAAATGACAACGTTGATGTCAAGTCTCGATCAATCAGCAGCATCATCCAAAATGCTTGAGGCGTCTATTCAGTTGAATGACGCACATTGGGAGTATTACCAAATTTTGAAGAAAAATTCATTTGACCGAAAACACAAAGAGGCAATGGAGCGCCGCCGATTGTTTGCCCAAAAGCACCTCATGGAATCTCTCACTTCAAACGCCGAAGACGAACTGATCGTTGGGATGAGCGGAAGTCGAATGCCTTGGAATTGTGGGGATTAAACCCAAGTGTTATGTACATAATTACAAATGAAATATTATAGTTAATAAATAAACATATGAGGGAAACCTCTTTTTTTTTTATTACTAAAAAAGTAAAAAAAATATAAATTATTAATATATGATTACTGTAGCTGATTTATATCATATTTCATATAGAACTGGTGTTGATATTCAACAAAATGAACACGCTGGCATAAGTATGAATGGTCAAATGGAATGGAATAAATTAGAAGATAAAACAGGTGGATTAAAAAATGTTGTTCTACACAATGAAGATAATACTTTAAAATATAATAATAGTTTAAAACCTATTTATGAAATGATGAAAGTATTTATCGAAAAATATAGAATGGATGGAGAAAACGAATTTTCTCCAAAATCTAACCATTTTTTTTGTCAATTAATGAATTTAGTTGATAAAAAATCAAATTTTGAAATTAAATTAAATAAAATTATGCAGATAGGCTTTAATGCTGGTCAATTAAGTGTTTTTTTAGATAGAAATACATTGCCTTCCGACCGATTGTATCAAATAAAAGAGTTTATTAATAGTAATAAAATGTTAGATTTAGAGACATATGTGAATCTAGAAATTCAGCAGTATATTAATACTAACTATTTAAAAGATTTTGAACTAAATGGTGGCTATTATATAAAAATAATCTGTTGTTCATTTAGAAATAATAAATTTATTCGGATAAAAAATTCAAAAAAAAAAAAAACTAAATATCGTGGAGGTAGACCTATAGAAATACCAGATTGGGTAAATATAGCTAATTATAGAACAATGGATGAAACTAAAAAACAATGCGCCGTTAGTGGCAGTCATTCTTGTCAAACAGAATGGATGATAGAGGAAGTAAATGAATTTTATGAAGCAGTTTCGATTGGTAATCAAGATGAAATAGAAGACGAAGCAATGGGTCTTATACGAACTTATCAACAATTTCATCAAGTTCCTAAAGTTGTAGAATTATGGAATAAAGTCAGAAGTGATGTTTTACAAGTATTTCATTCACGCGAATTATTTAATAGAGCCTTTTTAATATGGCATGGAAAAAAACTAAAAAAAAACCAAGCACAAGGTGTTACATCAGAACAATTAATTGATATAGCTGGATTACAATGGCAATAGATACTAACTAATAAATGCTCAAATACTAAAATTGACTGATATACGAAAGTTAATAGGATCACACAAATTAGCCAAATCGTTTTAAATGACGGAATAGAAGGTGTTTCAATATATTCAAAATATTAGTTTGTCACAAAATAAAGAGAGTAGAACATTTTATATAAATATGGTAACTAGTATTACAGAATTCAAAGACTGAATGATTAGAAAATATAATGAAATATTAGCTGAACAAAAACGATAAGAATCAATGACTTTATCTGAACAACTCCTCTGGGATGCGGTTGACAGTGATTAATTTTAATATTTTGAAACTAAAAATTAAACAATATTTTCAATAATATTTATACATTCTAATTCTAAATCTAATAATGAACCACAATTTTCAATTAAAATATCTTTTTCTAATTGGTCATATAGTTTTTCACTAACATGTGAATAGGTGTCTGATAAATTAACAGTCCTTCTAATATAAATAGTAATACACTTGTATCCATTATTTTTACAATAGTCTACTATACATTTTTGTTCATTTGGAAATCTTAAATCAGTTATAAATACAATTTGTTCTTCAGAAATACTTTTAAATATAGTATCTATTTTATTTAAAATTGTTTTAGCAAAAATATCATCTCCTAACTGTTTTCTTAAAATATCCGTTCCTATTATTTGTAATAATTTACGTATTACTAATGATTCACCTTTATCATTGTCTGAACAATATATAGTATGTTCTGGACGAACCTGTTCTTTGTACCCATAATTATCCATTTCCTCATATAGATAATTTTCATTTAAAAATAATTTACATAAATCGGCAACTATTTCTTTTAATGCTCTCCCAAAAGATAAATTACATATATTAATTGATTCTTTTGTTTTTTCTATTTGTTTTTTCATAAAATTAAAACTAGTATCTTTTCCAGAACCAGCTGAACCACATAACATAACAATCGTTTTAGACATTGTTCTTACTTGTATATTTAAAATAAATTTAAAATAAAAATCAAATTTATTCTAATATATAATTATAGTTTTCAGTTTTAGCCATTCCTTCATTTATAAGTTTAAATAGAATTTCATACGTTTCATTTAATTGTTCAGATGGATTATCAGTAAATCGAAATGTTACACACATATTCTCATAGACAAATGAACTTTGACATATACATTAAACCGTGAACGACTTGCTAATTTATTATTAATTTACAGATTTGAATTTATTTATGAGTACTTCAAAAGTTCATTCAAAGCCAATTCGCAGGCAATTTGTTCCGCTTTCTTTTTAATCTTATGTGTTCCTTGCGCAAAAAACACCACAATTTTCGACTCGGTTTCAACGACGGACCTTATTTTTGAAAAAGACTGCAAGTCGGAGTACAAGTATGCATTTTTGTAATCGGCTTCATAAAATTGTTGTCCGAGACACAAATACACACCCATAGTATAACCCGACTCTAAAGTATGAGAAATCTCAAAATAATCCGGCGTTGTCTTGAACTCCTTCTGAATTTTGACTTGAAGAATATTTTTGTAGTTGTCATCATTCTTGATTAAACTCACCCAGTCAATGTGAGTATCAAATACATTTTCGATAAATAGTTGCGCCATTTGAAAACCAGGACCAGTAATAAAAATATTTTTAAACCATTCATCTTCATCTTTCACAGAAATTTTATTAAAGTCTAAAAAAAGCGCACCAATAAACGCTTCAAATAAACAACCCAATTTTTTCAAATTTGTTCGTGTGTGTTTTTCTTCTGCATGTTTTGAAATAACCAGCCACTTGTGCAGTCCCATTTCATAAGCAACTTTACCAATCGATTCATTTTTAACAATTGCTATTTTTTTTTCCGTCATAAATCCCTCATTCTCTTTAGGAAAACGACGATACAAAATATACTTTGTTATACATTCCAAAACTCCGTCGCCTAAAAACTCTAGCCGTTCATTTGACTTTGTCTTTAGAGACAAACAGTTGTCCGGCTTTTCGGCGATTGTAATATTGTCTCTAGCATTTTCAGCAGTCGGGCGTTTTGTGTATGACTTATGAATGAATGCTCGTTTGTAAAGTTCCATGTTGAATACAGTTGGGCAAGGAACACCATATCTTTGAAGAATAGATTGAACATCGCTCAATGTAATCTCCACATTATTTTCATTAAACGGATTGAAAACTAACCCGCCATTTTCATTATACACTATGTCTTCTTCGTGTTTGAAACTCATTTCTTTGTGGTGCCGAGTATTTAACTATAAGTAGCAATATGAGTCTAAGTTGTTTTAGTAAATAATATATGTTGTAACGCCAACAAACAACAAACAACTTTGAATGTAAAAAAAAATTAATTAATAAATAAATAAATTGAATTATAAAATAAAATATTTAGACAATGTATAAAACAAATAAAATGGTTTTAATGAATGCAGGAAAAGCCGCAAGGTATCAACAAAGCATAACGAACAACAATGCTAAAAGTTATGGTTTGAAAATGGGCGGTTTGACTCCACTTGTCGGTAGAGGTCAATTTGCAAGCATTGCAATTCAGGAGCGTGCTGGATATTGCGGTTGCATACCTTATGGATTTACTTCTGGTTTGCTTTTTATGAAACAAAATGGTCTTTTTCAGCAGAATCAGTCGAGTTCTGGTGGTGTTGGTAGAATGTTCACTCAGCCCGGCATTAATAATGCTCTCGGATAATTTTATTGTTTACATTTTATTTTTATTATCCTATTATCAGTTATAAGTTTGCATGCTGAATAAATATCAATAATTATATAAATACATAATTACAATAATTTATATAATTAATTATATTTGTTATTTACATTTACAATTATTTTATTTAGCAAATAATAAAATAAAAATAAACGAATGATGAAAGATAATTCGTTACAAAATGTTGAAAATTATAAGAAGTATTCAAGTAATGCAAATACTGTGGTAACTGATAATGCAAGTAGTGCAAGTAGTAGTAATGCAGTTGTTGAATTACACGTATGGAATGAAATGGACACATACATGAAATATGTAAACGTAGTCAACCAATACTTGTTATTTGGGATTGAAACCATAAAAAATCAAAACTCGGAGTATTTGAAATACATTTTGATAAAAGGATTGTTTACAATTTCGCATGTTTTCAAAATGTTATTGTTGTTTACTCGAAATTTAGATTTAACATATTATCATTGCCAAAAGTCGTACTCTTATTATATTGAATTTATTGGACAAATTGGAGATGATGCAGTTACATATTTGCAACTAAATTCAAAAGATGCAGCATTATTCGTGTATAAAAAAACAATTTTTGATATCAACCAAGACTACAAAAAAAATTATTATGAAACAAAAACAGAAGAAACAAAAAATAAACTTGTTTCAATGTTTATTGAAATCTACAATAAAATAATTGAAACCGAACTGACACACTTGACACCTGAACAACTGCAAGTCAAAAATGGCACAGTCATCAATAAAATTCACACCGACACTGGACACATAAATGACAAGTTATACAAGTTATACTATTCATATTTTTCGAATTCAAACGCACACGCAGACGCACCGCTGCAAATGTTGGTTGAAGCACCCGTCGATACTGATGCAAACAGCAGTCGTGAAATGCTGTATAGAAAAATAACACATATAAAACAATTTTGTGATATTGTTATTTCGAGAAAAAATGCAAATGCCACAATGAGCGAATATCATTCTGAAAACTATAAAGATTATATCAAACTAATTGAATATTTTATAAAAAAAATTAGAAAATTAGGACAAGTCAACGCGAGTCGTCTTGAGTCACTTGATTTATTGTTCACAAAAAAATATTTCTCAAACGAGTTTGAAGAGAGATTGAAACTGAACAATGCGTTGAAATTTATCAACTGGTTTTTTTCTTCATGACACTGATCACATACTCACATATTATATACCTATATACTTATGCTATTAAGAATGATGCGCGTCCTCAACTTTGGAACATGTTTTTTGGCAACATCTTCATGTTTAATAATGTGAGAACCCACATTTGAATATTCAACGCTCAACAATTCCTTGATGAATGCATAAATATCATGTAAAACGTAGTCTTCGCACTTGCCAACAATAAGAACGCTTCCTGTTCGAAACACCATGAATGATATTTCAATATATTTTTTTGAATCATCATCTTCTATTTTGGTTGTTGTTATGTTGGATGTCAGCGTGGGCGTGGGTGTGGGTTGTTGTCCTGTTTGAATCATCGTGCCCACGGAGTCTGGTTTAGTAACACAGTAGAAGAATTTACACTGAATCCCGGGATAAGAACAAGAGTCATAGTTGCTGTTAATTCGATATTTGTATTTAAGAATGTCGTATAATTTATCTCGGTCAATGTAATATCCACAGTTAAAGTTGGAGTTAATTAAAACTGTTTCACATCTATTTCTTTGGTAATCAACATGTTCTCCAATAAACTTTTTCAATATTTTAATTAAACTGTCAATAACATTTTGAAGTGAAGCCTCGTTTTGTATTCCTGGTACTTCCAACTTTCCTGTATTGAAAACTTTAATGTGCATTTCTTTAAATGTTCGCGCATCTGGCGGCGACATTTCATCTTCAACCCTCATGATTAGAACAAAGCAATTGAAAAATGCGCGTTTCTTTTTACACCTGCAGTTTAATATATCTTTTTTACAAAGACCAATGTTTATTTTTCTTTGGTCTTTAAATTTTATTCTTCCATCAGGATTATCAATGTGTTCAATAATTTGCGTTTCAACATATCCTGTTTTTTTTTCAACTTCAACTCGAACACACTCTTCAATTTCAGCAAGTTCCTCTTTTGATGTTGACGAAAACTTAATCTGTTTTTTTACAACCCCTTCACACATTTTTGAATATGGCATAACAGGAATATCCCAAAATGTTTTTTTGATGTCAATCTGTGTGTTCAGATATGATATTTTCGTTTTTGTTGAAATGTATATCGGAGAACATACCGGAACCTTTTCAGATTCGAAACCATCGGATTGTTCCATTTTATCACTGTCATTGTCATTATCATTATCATTGTCATTGTCATTGTCATTGTCATTATTGTCACCATAGTCATAGTAGTCAATAACGTGATCGTCATCTGAGTCTAACTGCGAAGAAGCATATTTTTTTACAAGTGGTTGTTTTTTCTTTTTGTTTTTATTTTTGGATTTTTCATTCTTTACCTGTTTTTGTTCTTGATCTTTACCCTTGAAATAGCCACTTTCATATTTATTTTTTTCATAACTATTTTTTGCATTGTTGGAATTATTATACAAGTTTTCACCTCGAAGCATTAAAAAGTCGTTCCATTCATCATCAATGTCGCTGGAAAATGGTAACGTCGTAGATTTAGACTTTGTCTTTGTTGATGCATCTTGCTGGTAATACTCGGTTTTCATTGGAGGAATGATGGATTACTTATTTACAAACCAATGCTTCTAAGTATATTATTGAATATTATTTAATCAATTTTTATTTTATTCATAATAATGTTTCATCTATGCCATATGAATAAATAATATTATTAATGAATAAATATTTAGAGAGAGTTTTTTATTTATTGTATATAACAAATATATATTAATTATTCCATGTTTTTGAAAAGTTATTTTAATGCAAATACAAGCAATGATGAAGAAGTCATCATTTCAAATGAGGTTCATGTTCAACAAGAAGAAAATGGCGTTGTTGGCATTGCTGACACCGACACTCACGCACAATCACAAAAGGCGCTGGCAGAAGTAGAAGCGTTGGAGACCCAACTGAAACAAGAAAATGAGGAGGACTGGTTTATCCGTGCTTATAAAAATAAACACAGTAAATGTGCAGCATATTCTTATGGAGTTGAACCGCCAACACCCACAATGCCCATTTTATTTATTGAAGAGTTTCTTCCACCGGAACCATGGTCTCGATACACAAGGACTGACTGGCGAGCATACATTTATTATGATGCGACCACCAAGTCTTACGTTTTGAATGGAACGCGCAGGCGCAGGGGTGAATCAAAAGCGGTTCATCCTGACATTCGCATGACGTTTGCGTCGAAAAGCTCGCTAGCATTTTATTTGCGAAAATCCATGTGTGCGTGGCAACATGACTTGAGCATTACAATGTATTCCGTTTCTTGCAACGTGATTCATATACTTTCGACGCCTAATGCCATTTCAAATTTTCACAGCATTCATCATTCTCGTTCCAAATTCCGCTCAGAACTGTTTGGATATGACAACTGTCACCCTTCTACACGCACACTCAAGTCGTATTTGAAAGTTTTGCGCGACGGAACGGAAGGCGGCGTTATGTTCAAGTAGAAGAAATAAATATTACACATTTTCTCATTTAAAATGCCCATTTTTATATGCCCCCTACCCTTTCATTTATAAAATATAATAACTAATAACCAATTATTATATTTTTTACTATTTATAGAATTAATTATTTGAAAATGTTGCTCCATTTGTGCTATAAATCAATAGACGGACGTCATTGGCAGTTGTATAACCTACCAAAGTTCCCATAGCAAAATTATTGTAAGTTGCTAATGTTATGTTAGAATACTTATTTAAAGGTTGAGTGGCATCAACAAAAGGGAGGGTGTTAGGGTCAGTAGTTATTACAACGCCTCCCGTATTATAAACATAAAAATAACATTCATAAGGCGAGCTATTTGAACCACTACCACTTCTAAAAAAGTAAGGAGTTTTACTTGGTGAAACTGTAACATAGTCGAAATAAATACTTGTAATATTCGTCGCACCATTCAAATTTACCATATGAGGTGTTTCAAAATCATAAACATAATTATCTACATTACCTGAATTATATCCGCTTACAAAATTAAGTATGATAGGTGAAGCAGTTTTATCAACACCAAAACCTAAAGGAACAGCGGGTAAATCTGATTTAATAACAGTAGGAACAACCGACATATCATTCATATTCATAGTATAAAGAGGGTAATGAGGAGTAGAACCCGTATCTTCAACACCAAAATAAGCAGGGAAAGTAGGTGAACCGGTTATGTATGCTTCACAGCCACCACTAACAGGTGAAGGAGGAACAAAACCATTTATATAACTAGAAGCATTGAGTATTGTATAATTCGTAAAAATAAGATAAGAACGATTAAGGCTAAAAATATTAGTAAATGCTCCACCCACAACAATCGTATCATCGCTAGGATTGTTTAATATAACATTTACAACTCCATTAGGGTCGCCAAAATAATACCAATTAGTCTGAACTGAAGGAAACGGAAAAGGATTTGAAAAGGTGATACCACTAGAAATAAAAATAGCCATATTACTAACATTTTGATTAATATAACCTAAAAAAGAAGAAAAACTTCCACCGAGAACATAACCAGCCCCCCCTGTTGCTGTGGCCAACAACACGTTAGTAACATCTGAAAAAGAAGAAATACAATTAACAACACCATTAACTCCATATATATGACTCCCCAAAAAAGGTGGTAACGTCGCAGAAGAGTCTTCCATATTGGCAGGTGTTATTGTTGTTGTATTAGAATTTATAAGAAGGAAATTAGAAACATTACTCGGGAATAAATTTGTTCCATTATAAGTATCTGTTGTAGTCGCTTGAAAATTACCGCCTACAGCAATTGTACTACTGATATAAGGACTTTGATGTAGAACATTCACATAACCATTAACACCAGAAGTAGGAAAAGCAATATAAGAAGTAAAGCTAGCTGATGATACAACGGCAGCAATAGTCGGACCACATCTAACCTCCGCTCTCCCTTGAATATGGTTATAACCTCCAACAACAAAAGAGTTTGTTGAAGAAACAAATGTCATACAGGTAATGGTAAAATTTGGTGTCGGTAAAGTTGTCATTTCATTTCCTCCATCTCCATATGAATTAATAAAAAATGCCTGTTGTCCATCACTAGTAAGAACACCACTAGGTAAATTAAAAGAGGAAGTAGTTAATAATGGTTGATAAACACCACCAGTAGCAGTAGTATCGACATAGTTTTTAGTTGCTACATCTTGTGCATTTGTGGGATCGGCGCAACTTATAATTTTGTTGTTTCCCATATTGATTTGAATACCCACACTCATGTCGATTTGAGTAGTGATGGGGTTAGTTAAAGCAACAGTAGGGGTTGTTGTTCCGGTTACTGTAATATTTGTCCCAGCAGATATACTTGCTACACCAGTAGTATCGACGTAGTTTTTAGTTGCTACATCTTGTGCACTTGTGGGATCGGCGCAGCTTACAATTTTAAGACCTCCCATGTCGATTTGAGTAGTGATGGGGTTAGTTAAAGCAACAGTAGGGGTTGTTGTTCCGGTTACTGTAATATTTGTCCCAGCAGATATACTTGCTACACCAGTAGTATCGACGTAGTTTTTAGTTGCTACGTCTTGGTTACTAGAGGGGTCAAGACAGGCGGTAATCCGCTTATTATTCATGTTCAAATCATAATATGTCATTTTATAAATGCCTAATATAATGCATGTATAAAATAATTTATAATTTATTATAATAATAAGTCATTGGCAGTTGTATAACCTACCAAAGTTCCCTTATTTTATTTAGGAATAAGCAATATTTGCGTTCGTTGGTCCCAATTGTATCCATGCTGATTTATCGCTTGATGATATGTAAGACTGAGATTGAAAGCTTGTAGTAAATTGTGCTGTGGTGAAAGTACCTCCTGTTGGTGGTCTAAATACACATGGAGAAGTAGTCACAAAATCGATCACCGCATGAGGAGAAGGAATATATAGGTAAAAACCACCTGGCGCTGAAGTTCCGCTAATAATGGGTTGAACTGGAGGCGGGTTTTGAGACGGGTCATCAGCAGTTATACCAAAGCGACACTGCTCTCCGGCGATGAGAGGAGAAAGAGGACCACAAGGAGAAGGCAAAATATTAATAGGTGTAGTTCCACCTGCAGTGGAAAAATAACAAACATATTGTTCCCCATTACTTGCAGGCGTCAAAGCAGTTGAAAATACACAACAATCACCGACAACCTGACCACCCACATCATCAAAATGAGTGTCAAATATAGCGTTGAAAAACCCATATACACCTGTATTGGGCCATCCAGGACATACAGGCGTGACCCCATTTACCCCGAGTTGATTATATACGAAGCTGAAAGGATTACTTATATTAACCAGCAACGACTGAACTCCTAAACCGATAATAGTATTCGCCAGCGTGACGGAAGCAGCTAACGAATAGAGACCTGCTGTCTGGAAGCCAGGCGTGACGCCAGGCAACGCATTTATTCCCCAATTATTTACAGGCGTAGCAGCAGGCGAGTTCGTGTAGTCATAAACCGCAAAACCTTCACAATTAGCAGGCAAACCAAAGGTAGTGGCGCCCGTAGGATCGCCATCGAAAATTGCGGTTGTCAAACCATCCCCACCAAAATATATAATAGAATAAACAGGAAGATTAAAACAAGCACATCGCACCTGACCCACCGCTCCACCAGCCGCACCAGGCACGCTTCCACCAAGAGCAAACCCATTCGTTAGAGTATTAGGAACGGTCACGAATGAAAAAGCAGCAGAAGGGGCGAATGTGTAGATTGCGATATTCACAAGACCTTTAGTATTCGTTGTAGTAGTTCCTGATAGTGTCTGTAAAGTATCAAATTCCCCTGTTATAAGCAAACCAGGATTAGCTCCTAAAAAAGTATTCGTCCCACCATCAAAAGCGGTTATAGAACATACTTGTTGTCGTTCATCATTCACTCCTGTATCATTTATAAGACCAGGATACGAGTCGATTGATGGGTCAGTAGAACACGGCAAACGGATAATAGTTCCACCAGAAGCACCTGTTCCGGTTAGGAGACATATATTAGACAAAACAATTGGAGTTGAAGAACCAGAGGGCAGATAACGATTAAATCGCCCACCAATCACCAAACCACCTGAAAACACACCACCCGCACCTTCAAAAATAACACCCGCCGTTGTTCTTCCATAAGAATAACAATTTACAACGGCATTATCACCTGTTCCATCGGAATAAACATACGAAAAAGTTCCTAAATACTCTGGCTGACCAAGTGATATATTTAGAAGATCAACATGACGACCAGTAGGTCCATCGGCAACTGCTTTACATAAATATCTTAGGGGTGGTCCAGAAGAAGGGATTTGCTCCATCCATAATTCGAGATTAGTTCCATACTCGTTATTTCCATCCCACGAACCCGACCCGATATTTTCGGCAACAATTACGAGTTGTTGGTTTGTATTTTCTGGAACGGGAACAGAGATAGAAGCTGCGCTGCTATGAACTACAACAACATTATCACCGCTGGGTGATGCGGGTGTCTCCCAACCAATAGCAGGTTGCCCTGAAACTATTCCTGTATATGTGAGAACTTTGCCAACCGCTTGAGAGTCGGTTGGTGGTGCGAGTAGTGCGCCTGTTTCTGCTGTTCCTATTCCGTAAGGAATTTCTCCATACTTAGTTGTGAAGTTTATACTGATTGTTGTATTACTCCCTGCTGAATAATCATCAATTAGGGGTGCGTTGGTACTGATACTTGCTACACCAGTAGTATCGACGTAGTTTTTAGTTGCTACATCTTGTGCAGTTGTGGGATTGGCGCAGTTTACAATTTTGAGGCCTCCCATGTCGATTTGAGTAGTGATGGGGTTAGTTAAAGCAACAGTAGGGGTTGTTGTTCCAGTTACTGTAATATTTGTCCCAGCAGATATACTTGTTACACCAGTAGTATCGACATAGTTTTTAGTTGCTACATCTTGACTACTAGAGGGGTCAAGACAGGCGGTAATCCGCTTATTATTCATGTTCAAATCATAATATGTCATTTTATAAATGCCTAATATAATGCATGTATAAAATAATTTATAATTTATTACAACAATAACCACATAATGTTATACTATTTAAGGTGTTGGATACGAGAAATTAATAAATATTGTGTCCCCACTCGCCCAAGTAAAAGGTTGGGTCAAGGATAGTGACTCACCCTGTTGATAATTTCCATTCAGGTATAGTGACTTCGCTTCTACGGTTGATGTGGTCGTCCACGTCACCACACCTTTAAGTATATTCCCTGTTGATGAAGAAAAAAAAGACGCCGAACCATTAAGAAAAGAACCAGCAACGAGCGTCTCCGCTATATTTGCGGGTAATGTAAAAATGAATGCTCCTGTGAGTGTCGTTGTTGCCCCAAACGTTATATTTATGTAGGCATCAATGAATTCGCCCTGTTGTGCATATTTTGCGACTATACTGCCGTTGCCGAGTGTAAAGTTCGATATTGTAGGCACCCATGACACATAATTCATCGATGCTGCAGACGAACCTGTCGGACCAGTCGAACCAGTCGGACCTAACGCGCCTGACAAATTAAGAATAAAATCAACAAAAGTACCAGCACCTTTATATGAAACTGGCTGTAAAATAATAGTATTAGTAAGTATAGAGTCGTATAACACAACTTGTGCAACGAAATAATTATTGTAGTTTCCAATAACTAGTGGCAAAAGTGCTGTGTTTTGTTCGACTAGAGTTACATATTCACCACCTTTATAAGCAAGTTTTAGTGTAGTAAGGTTAAAGGTTATCGGCGAATTTGGAATAATAGTAGTTATATCCCAACCAGGCCCATACTGTGCAAGTGACTCATAGATAGACCCAGTGTGTCCAGTAGGTCCTGTAACATTGCTTGCTTCGCCAGTGTGACCAGTGTCACCAGTTGGACCAGTGTCACCAGTTGCACCAGATAGGCCGTTAAGTCCATTTAAACCTGTTGGTCCAGTAGGTCCAGTATTTCCAGTTGAACCTATACTTCCCGACAAGTTAATAACAAAATTAGTATATGTACCACTACCATGAAACACACTTGTTGAATCCAGTGTTATTTGATTTACAGTGCATGACGGTGAACACGGAGAACACACGTAATTAGTTACTGTTGCCACAAAATAATTGTTAGGACTTCCCGTAAGGTCATTGGGGAATGAAGGTGATGTTGCTTGGCTGACAGTTACAGTATCACCATGACTGAAAGAATAACAAGTACTGCTTATTGTATAAGGAGGGGGGGGGCTCCCTGAAACAATATTCATTACAATACAACAAGTGTTAATATCTGTGATGTCATAACCAGAAGAAATATACGCGCCTGCTTGGTATATGGATCCATTTTGTCCGGATGGTCCAGTCGAACCAGTTGAACCAGTTGAACCAGTCGAACCGGTCGAACCGGTCGAACCAGTCGAACCAGTTGAACCAGTTGAACCAGTCGAACCGGTCGAACCGGTCGAACCAGTCGAACCAGTTGAACCAGTCGAACCGGTCGAACCGGTCGAACCAGTTACACCATTAATTCCAGCTGAGCCAGTGTGTCCAGTTGGACCAGTTGGACCAGTTGGACCAGTTGGACCCGTGGATCCGGGTTGTCCATTTTTTCCGAATCCGGTTGGACCAGTGGGTCCTGTAGTCTGGCTTGCAGCGCCGGTGTGTCCTGTTGCACCCGTGGGCCCTTTAGCACCGGTGTCTCCTGTTTGTCCTTTTTGACCAGTTGGACCCGTGGGACCGCCATGCGGCCCAGTTGGTCCCGTTTGCCCCCAAACTGTAGATGATTTAATTGCCGACCACGGACCATCTCCTGCGCTAGTTTTTGCACGAATCCTGAAAAAATATTGTGTAATGGGTGCAAGACCGTATGCAGTGTAAGATGTTACATTTGGCGGAATATTCGCCGATGTATAACTCAATGTGGGATTAATGCACGGTTCCCATGTATTTGAACACATTTCGTAATCACACGAGTTCTGCTGCAACTCGTATGAAACAATCGGATAAGTTGAAGTTGCATACGCTGGCGACCATTTTATTGTTGCTTGAGTTGTCGTTGACATTTAATTTGTTTTATATCAATATTAAATTTATGTATATATTTAATTATTAATTTATGTATATATTTAATAATATTATTATTATAATTATATTTATATAATTTTACAGTTGTTTTATTTATGAAATCATTGAAATTATATAATTGTTCCATTTATCCGTTTAATTAAATCATCGCATAAATCACATAAACTGATTTGACAACATCATTAAACCACCCATAATTGAAAGATTTTTTGTGAATGATATTACTTCCGATTTATTTGTTGGAAAATGAAATATTAAAATTGTCATTGCAGTAAAAACTGCCAGTCCAGTGGTTGCAACATACGCATACGGTTTATATTTTCCTGAATAAAGTGAATACAATATAATAAAACTGCCCAACATCAATAAACCAATCACTCCAACAATAACAAAGCTATAAAATAAATGAATATATTTGAACTGTTTACTATTAAAATAAGCTAAAAATAAAATAAAACATAATGAAAAACTTATTAGAGTGAAAAGATAATTTTTATTATTTTCAGTCAAAGCATTATTGTTACTATTATAAATATTAAAATAAAAATATAGAATCACCATAAAAACAGAAGCATAAAAAATAAAATTAAGATGAATTGAATTTACTTTATCTTCTAAAAATTTAGTTGTGTTTTCAAAAGTAATCATCTTGTTTACTCCTCCGAGTAAAAAAATTAAAACCAAGAAAAGAACATTCAATATGTTTACAAGGTTATCCATTAAAAAGAAGAGAGAAGAGAGATATAATTATTACATAAAAAAAAATAAATTATTGTAAATATTTTTTTTATATAGTCTTGTGACAAACAAACTTGTTCAGTGTTACACATTTTCCCACACGATTTCAGGAGGAGTGTTCCATTCTGCATACGCTTTTGCTTTACTAGTTGGACGTTCCAATGCCAAAAGTTGATGCAGTGCCTGAATTCGTCGGTCAATTGGTTTTGGTTTTACATTATTTTTTGTATTTTTTGTTTGACAAAGTTTTCGAGACAGTTGTTTAAGGCGCCATTCAAATTGAAGAGCGGCCGACCAGTCCGGGAACCCTGATACGTGGCAAACGCGATGCCAAGTTGACCCTTGTGCAACTTTTACGCTTGTTGCATGAGCGCCGCCCGCCAACTCTTTATTGTGCTGCCTCAGTCGGTGGTCCAAATTTATGGTTGCACCGACATATGTGGCTGCTTTATCGCTAGATTCCAAAATATAGACGTAATATTTTTTGTCACTATTATTGTCAACATCAACATCGGTTATCATTATTTTTTAGTTATGGTTACTATTTTACTTAAATATGTAATTATGTAACTATGTAAATATGTAAATATGTAAAAAGTATTCAAAAGTGTGAAAAATTAGTAAAAAAATCAGATTATTTGTATTTTTTAATAATAGATTACAAAACACAAATAAAATAATATGCAACAGTTTATTGCAATACTTATATTTTGTATCGTTCTTTTTTTATATTTGCACATTTATTTTCAATTGAAAACATCAAATGATTTAGAAGTATATGAAATAGAACAGCCGTCAAAGAATAAGCTGGAAGAAATATGCGATTTAAGACAACCGGTTATATTCGATTACCAAAATGATTCTTTGCTTGAAAGTTGCAAAATAAATATGGTTGCAGAACATTATAGTGCTTTTGATGTAAAATTGCGAAATGTGAAAGAGTTCGATGACAATACAGACTTGCACATTCCAGTGACACTAAAAGTTGCGATATCATTATTTGAAAATGATAAAGATTCTAAATATATAGTTGAAAAAAATAATGATTTTTTAGAAGAAACTGGATTAATAAAGAATTTTAAATACAATGATGCATTTTTACGTCCACCCATGGTGTCAAATTGTTTTTATGACATGGCATCTGCATCTCAAAATGCGGAGACGCCACTTCAATACAATGTGAATTACAGAAATTTCTATTTAGTAACACATGGAAAAATAAAAATTAAGTTAATTCCTCCTAAATCTGCTCGCTACTTATACCCAACAGATGATTATGAGAATTTCGAATTTAGGTCGCCTTTGAATCCATGGGACATACAACGCCAGTACAAAGCAGATTTTGACAAAATAAAAATGCTTGAAATTGAGTTGATTCCGGGTAAGATTGTCTATATTCCTGCATACTGGTGGTACAGTATAAAATTTATGGAGCCACTAACTACTATTTGCATGTTCAAGTATCGCACCTACATGAATACAATTGCCATACTTCCAAAACTCTGCATGAAAACGCTTCAGCGCCAGAACACAAAGAGAGAAATTGTTAAGAAAGTCCGATTTTCCAAAAATCTGGCGGATTCAGGAACGTCGTTGAAAAAATATGCACCCAATTCCAAAAAAGCAATATTGGATAATAAAGAAGATGCTGGTTTGACTGACTCGGCTGCTCCAGTTGCCGCTTCAGAATCGCAAACATCTTTGGACGCCACATCGATCACTAATACCACCGATGACACAGTTGCATTGGCGGAAAGCGGTAAAAGCCAACATGAGAATGCCATTACTCTTTCTTTGACGGAATAAAAGATAAAACCATTTTGTTTATTACATAAATGCCAGGTTTAAAAGCAGTTCGCTTAATTTTTGAATGTCACAGCGACGCTCTGGTTCAACGAGCACGTGGTAACTCAAAACTTCACGAATGTATTCATGTTCAACTTTGCAAAAATATTTTTGAGAAATATAGCCACTATTTGTAAAAAAGTCATACGGATAATTTTTGTAATAGTGGTACGTTTCCTTGAAAACATATATCGACATGAAAATCAATCCGATGGACCAAATGTCGTGGGATTTATTATGAAGACTCCAATTGTATTTATAGTTGATCGGATTGAAAACTGCACTATTATGTTTATGACGCTTATTGTGAGAATTCAACGCGCATGTGTTTTGGGTTTCTGGTGCGCAGTAAGGCAACGTTCCGCCGCTTGCGTGCGTTGTTTCCAGATGTTTTCCAGACAATCCAAAATCAATCAAATAAACACAATTCTGAGAGGTTATCACATTTGAGACGACCAACACGTTACTCGGTTTCAAGTCGCCGTGGACACAATCCAACTCATGCAACTCTTTTATTATTGCACACAACTGTATAAATAAATCATAAACAATTTCAATGAAATTTCTTTTATATTTATTATTTTCAACCCAGCAGTCAAGCGTGACACCATTTATGAATGGTTGAATACTATAATAGAGGGGAAAGAGAGGTAACTTTGATGAATGTTGAATGTGAGTGTAAACGGGCAACACAAGTCCCATTTGTACAACATTCGCATAACTATTATTATATTTTTTTAAAAGTATTTTGGCTATTTTATTTTCATTTTCTACCTGGTCATCTACGCTGTCAATTCTAAAAATTAAATCCATCTGCCTGTGTTTGAATACGCCGTAATCATATTTACATTCGTATTTGTGATTTGATGTTCTTTCTTCATTTTCATTTTCAACATTTTCAACACTGTAATCTTCGTATTTTTTAAAAACAACAAAATCATTCGACAAAAATGCGCGTTGTTGGTGATTGTGAAGTTTTGAAATAACCTTTATTAATTCGTCTCTACTTATACAACGCAATGATGCATCGTGTAACGATTTCATTATTGTGTCCACAATTTCGGTTACAGTTAATGATGTTTTTTCAATAATTTTGTTTTTATCATGACCGGAATTATCGTCGTCATTGAATTGAAACGATAATAAAGGACGCGTTTCAAATGACTCTTCGAATCCAAAATTGACACCAGGAATGTAATTTTTTTTATAATTTTTATTTTTGTCAGAATTCATTGCTTATATTTATGTATTTAGTGTTAATATATATGTTGATATATATGTTGATATATGTGTTGATATATATAATAATTACTTTGTAAATGCATTTATTATATATTTATATTTGTACCAAAAATAGAACCATTTTTTGTTTAACTCAAAATAAATTATTTCGCTGATGTACTTGAAAATATTCTTTGCGCATTATCTTGTTCAAAACCTTCTCTATTTCTTTGAACCAACTCTACAAATGCGTACGGCACATCGTGTACACTAGCGTCATCAAATGTATACTTTATAGGTTCAGACATACTAGCTGTTTGTATTAACAGTTTATCTCTTGATACTTTATACAATCCACCTTCATAATTCATTTTTATACCAGCTTTAATACATGCCTCTGTAGCTTGTTCAATATCATTCACTTCTAATGCTAAATGATTAATGTGTCCCTCAAATAATACTGTCCAAGCTAAGTATGAATTTACACTATTCAACTTTTCATAGTCAGAATAATTATTGATACATGGAATTTTTTCTCCCATATATCTGCTTATAAATATTCTTGGAATTTGATTATTACTATTTTCATCTTTGTACCACCTTGCTGTAGCGTTATATTTTTCGAATGTATAAACTTCTGGTTTTAAAGTATATGTTTTACTAGTAATGACGGTATCTTTTAAAAATCTTAACGCTGCATGGTCTATAGTACCTTTATAATTAGAACCAATAATATTTCTTACTTTCAAAAAAGATGGAGTAAATGCTAAATAATTCTTAACAAGACAATTTATGTTCATTAATTTATAACTATGTATATATTTTTTTTCTTAATTTATATTAATGGAAAAGGGTTATGATGGGACAATGAATCCGCATCATTTATTGGCTATGCAGGCATATATTCCAAAATTAAATTTCAGAGCACTATTTGGTATTACTACTGATTATTCATTTCCATCAATCTTGTGTAATACAAATGGTATTATGACAGGTAGTTTAAATAAATACTCTTGAACGAGGTGATCAGGCATGTTTAATGTTTATAAAACTCCAACAGCCTTGCAGACGGATCCAAGTTTGAACAAAAAGGATGACGCCAATAATATGGAATTGCATTGTCACTCTTATCCGGGAAAAAGTTCTCAAACACTTTTCGATAATAGTAGCTCTCTTTGTCATATGGCAGATTCAGCTCATTTTGTGCGACATTTTTTAAATTAATAATCGTTTTCACATATGTGGCATATTCTAGATCCGACACTTTTGTGTCAACGTATTCTTTTATCATCTGAACCCACGTTCTTCCGGTGCTCCCCGACACCCCGTCGCTAAATGCTTCCTTGCGTCTCCAAAGCAGGTCATCCGGCAAATATCCACATCCATCAAATGCTTTTCTCAACAAGTATTTTTCAATTCTCTCATCGGTAAACCGTTTGTAACTCGGCGGAATTTTCATCACGTATTTCATGAGCGCTTTATCTGCAAAGGGTACGCGAGCTTCCAACCCGGCTCCAGAAATCGTCTTATCTGAACGCAATAAATCAAAATAACGCACGTCTCGAATCATTCGCTCATTTTCCATTTTAAATGCCTCATCTGTGGGCGCTTTTGTAAATCCGCGGTATGACCCAAACATTTCATCAGACATGTCGCCGCAAAATATAACCACATCATTTGACACTCGTGATATATATTTGCTAATCAAAAAATTTGGCAAAGACGCGCGCACAGATGTTGTGTCATAGCTTTCAATTTGATAAATTGTGTCTTCTATGGCATCTAGGAATTCCTTTTCGGTCATACACACCTCATGATGATTCGTTCCCAGGAATTTTGCCGCACGCCTTGCCCACATTAAATCCACTGAACCGCTGAGACCAATGCTATACGTGTTCAAATTTTTCGGATTCATATTTTTACATAAAATTGCTGTTACGAGCGTACTGTCCAACCCGCCAGAAAGCAACGACCCGACAGCGCGCTCCGACATTAACCGTTTTTTCACTGCCGACTCCAACAAAATTTTAATGTTTGCGCAAATATTAGCTTCGGTGTCTTGCACCGTTCTAAACACGTAGTCATATGGAGAATACTGATCCAAACCGACGTCGCACATTGTGCGAACCGACAGCGCACTGTAATAAGGTCGAATGGACAAATGCCCCAGTTCATATTCACCCCAACATCCCGATGGAAACTGTTTTACATACATGCCCAAACAATGTCCCATGGATTTGATTTCGCTTGAGATCGTAATATCCGCCGCAAATCCCTGTGTCGAGCCATAAAATAAAGACCGAATGCCAAATGGGTCTCTTGCAACATACAACTTCTCAATACTGTGGTCGACCAAAACCGCCGCAAATACACCATCAAGTCGTTTTAACGTTTCTTCCATTCCAATTTTTCGAAACAAGTGAATAATAATTTCACAGTCCGACCCTCCAACGCTATACTCCTCTTTTAACCCAAACTCTTCAATAAGTTGTCTGTAATTGTAAATCTCTCCATTACACACCAATGTGCAATCTTTCAGTTTCAATGGCTGATTCCCAGCACTGCTCAAACCATTGATCGCCAGTCTGTGAAATCCAAAACATCGATGCGAATTGTTCTTCGTTTTTTCATTCAAAAAAATAGAATTGTCAGGTCCGCGGTGACTTGTTTTATAAAATGATTTTTGTATCATTTTGAGTTTACTCATTTCCATATATTTTGTTAACCGGTTTTCATAGTAATAAATTCCACACATTTATGTTAGTATAAAACTTGTGTTGTATATGTTTAATAACTTGTATCTATGTTGGTTTAATAAATATTTATTCACAAAAGTCTAAAAGTGACACGTGTACATCCATTTTCTTATTACTTTCCTATTATTTGTAAAAATAAATAAGTAAAATAAAAAATTGAAAAAATATAATATAAAAAGTAGTCACTATATATTCAAAGTCGTCACTATATATTCAAAGTCGTCACTATATATTCAAAGTCACACGCAGTTACAATGAGCGAAACAGCTATTGATATTTTACCGCACTCATCAACGATTAAAAGTGACCATTTTGCAAAAAGATTTGAGTTACCAAAGTATCATTGCCGATATCCAAACCAGACGTTTTCGTCACCTTCATCATCGTCGTCACAATCGCCAGTAGTATCATCATCAGTATCAATTGATGGAGAGTTTGACGAATGCGTGGATGTTATTTCATTCTCACCATCACCAACGACACGCAATGTGCACAATCATAACGGTAATAATGACCATAGTCAAGATAATATGGTATACAGCGTAATAACAGTAATAAATATTGGTTCAGTGGAGGCATCTGCGCCACCACTTTCTGATGATGAGAGTGGAAATGAAACGAGTAAAGAAGTGCAAAAGCAAGCACAGGAACCTGAGAAAGAAATGAAGGTATGCATTATATGTTATGATAGTTTCTCTGAACCCGACTCGACGATTTGTGTTGAAAATTATGAAGAAGAGTGTTATATAAAAAAAGAAATTGATAGTTTCTGCCAAACTTGTAAGTACAGTGTTCATCACAAGTGCATTGATGATTATAGAGCAAGCAAAATAAATGACATGCTCGATGCGCATCGAGAGCGTCACAACAACAACCGGAACCACGGAACATTCGGTATTAAATGCCTGACGTGTGCTAGAGAAGTGGAAAAAATACACATTTCAAGGAACGGCGACATTCATATTATAAAGACACAACAATCCAATGGACAGCACTCGGAAAATGAAAATCAATATCAACTCTGGCGCCAACGCGAACAGCAAGTGCAAATGGAAGAAATCATGCAACGCAGAATACAAAGAACACAACAACGACACAGGTGTCAGTATTGTAAAAATAAATTATGTAGTATATGTTTTGGTATTTTAATGTTTGGCACTATATTAACTGTCTTCTTAAGAAGTTACTATTGAGTATTCAATAGTCACTCAATAGTAACAAGGAATAATAATAACATCATTTTACATCATTTTATTTTATTTTATAATATGATAAAAAAAAAAGGAAGGAGTGGAGAGGAGTGAGTTCATATCGCTCTCACACGCTCACACTATCACGCTCCTATTTTATTTTTTCTTGTGTTGCATTTTTTCTTGGCGTGTTTGTTCTTGATGAATATACATTGTTTCTGACACCTTTGCCATGCAGATGCCTTCGCAAGTGCAGTCTACTTTATTTTTGTAGTTTGTTGTAATTTCACATTTCATTTTTTTGTAAGATGATGTTTTTTCACACTGCTGTTGTTGTTGTTGTTGTTGTTGTTGTTCAACACTTCGCCTGGCAGCTGCGATGTTTGCCATGTCGTTTGCACTGCTGTCACTGTTATAGCTAGAGCAACCATAGCCACTTTTATTTCCGCGCGCGGCTTGCTGTATATTTCTCACAGCTGACACTGCTGCAGTTGCCATTTTAGTAACAATGTTGCTGCCATTGCGAGTGAACATTTTGATTTGATTGAAAACTGTTGTGCTTGGTCCGTCTGATACATGGTTATATATAGATTTACATTTTCAATTTATTTTTTTTAGTTCTAAAAAATGAAAGTTTTAAATAATAATAATAATATTTTCTTATACATATATAAATATATTCGTATATCTTATACCTTGTAGATTATAAAATGTTTGGCGTTGTAAATAAGTTATACATATGTAACCAAGAACGGTCTAGACAGTTGAATGACCGAATAAGCATTCGAAATGTGCCATCTGCACCTTTGCAGCCGCAGTACAGTATGCGACCTGTTTTAACAAAATATTCAATCATGCCAATATTAGACCAGCGCGCGACTCCCACTGTTGCCATGGGGGAATATCCGCAATTTAACCCGGAGGTTGTTTTTAATCCGGGGAATGCACAAGCACCGTGGTCCGGCTTTTCTTCAAATGTCAATACAGAATCCATTTTACGCAATCAAGTTTTTGCACTTCAAAGTTGCGAACAAGCCGAATTTGTGCCGTCTTCAAAAAGTGACTTATACAATGTGCATGTTCCAGAAAATTATGTGCGTCAGCCATACCCCGACCTTTTTAACCGCCAAGAATTTTGTCCTCATAACCCAAATGAACATAATTTAGCAAATAATTTTTTCAATAATTCTACTCGAAATGATATTAAAAATTTATAATTCAGCAGAATTTCATAATGGCGGCGGTAGTGGTGGAGTCAAAATTATTATTGTCTAAAACCAAAAGACAAATTCAATGATGTCTAATAAAAAAAATCATACTAGAAAACAATATTTTCATCAATCCACTTTTTAATTCGCGTATTGACCGGATGCAGTATCATGTTTAGTCCATCCGCATAATGAAGATAATTACTTTCATCATTTTTCATTGCATTAAGCGTGTGATGTATTATTTTTAATATTTCATCTGTGTATAATTCAGAAATCTTGATAAAGATGTCATCCATGTCAATATCGGATGATCCAGCGTTATTGCCACCGCCACCGCCACCGCCACTAGATGTCAAAAGTATTGGTGTATTTGTCGAAACAACATGGTGGTTGTGACTGTGATTGCTTCCATCCAACATATTCTTGTACATTTGAAGCGTGTGCAAAACATGCGTTTTATCAGTATTATTATAAGTTCTAATTAAATTATTAATTCCATTTTTTGCCAGTTCAATTAATAATAAAAAAAGTTCGTTGTATTCTATTTTTTGATCAATGTAAAATTTTTTGAACCTGCAGAAAATATTGAATAAGTAAAATAAATCTTCTTGTGTATCGTTATTATACCATCTTGTTACAGATTGACTGTATGTTGGAGACTGTATGTATAAAATATTATTTTTAATTGTTAATTTTGTTCCAATAGGATAATACGAAAGCAACCCAATTTGAATAAGTGCTTGTAAAGGTTCAAGAATTGTTTCAAACCTTTCTTTCTTTTTACCCCCACTTATTGTTTTATATAGTATTTGTATTGTCGTTTGCATGCTAACTATATTCATCATATATATTTAAATTATAATTATATAGATTTTAATCTAGGCTATATAATTTTTTGAAAAAAAAATTAACCAAATGGTAAAAAAATATTAATAGTTTGAATCGTTTTGTAGTGCGGAATATTGTGTTTATAGCACCACTGTATACATTTTTGTATGTTGTTTTTTTTCAAACTATCAATTTTTTCCGTATTTTTATTCATGATTAGATTTAATGTGGTTATAATATTTTCAACTTGACTCTCTCCAAAAATTGCATTGATTTCTTCGATTTTTGTCAAGTACACGCGATCATGTTTAAATCTAAAAAAAGACTCTATATTTAGTTCCGAAGAAGTTAAATAATGAAAATTTTCATAAAATTTATTTATTATGTCTCGAATGTTAATGTTACAGTTCGAGTTGAAACCTTTGCATACCAAATATTTTTCTGAATTCGCATACCGGCTTGTTTTGGGTTTCATGATGTATACTTTATTATATAGCGATGAAAGTAAATACAGAACATCAACTGTAACATTCAAAAAAATATCAAATACTTTCAAAACGAAATTTCCACCGGTTGACTGCATTGCAATCGCATAAATAACTTGAGCAATAATCAACTTTGTTGCGGTATGTTCTTGGTTATTGAAATTTTCAGAAAAATCAACTCCTCCATCTGCCGTAATCAAGTCAAATTTACCGCTATATTTTTCATAACAGTATTCAAAATTTTCTTTTGACAACAAATTTCCAGTATCGTCACTTCCTTTTTCAATAATCACATTTTTATTTTCTTCAATAAATTTCCTACTTTTTTTCCATCCAGGACACTTGGAGTCACTGTTAACAAGAGTCATTCCATAGTACACGTCATCAGCATTTTTTCTAATGTGGCATACTGCTTCAATAAAACCTCCCGGACCTTCGGCAAGATGGAATGACGACATTGGTTCTGAATTGCACACAGGACTCGACTCTTCATGACTTACAACACTCTGTGTAAATGAATTATGACTATAGTTACAACGACTCATTTCACTCATTCCATTACTGTTATTATTCTTATTCACTTCAGCATTGAAACCATAGTCAAAAGTATCACTATTATCTATATTGGATACACCATTACATTTCTCGGTTTTACATAAATTAAACTGAGCACATATTTCAATCATTTTATAAAAAGAACGTGAAAGTGGTTTCATTCGACTGACCTGAGTTTTACAACCCGGAACAACTGTGTGAATAAACTCATACGGATTTGTCAGCTTTTTATAATTATCCCAACTGGTTTCGATTGGCTCAATCTGATGTTTCGTTCTACTCAACATTTCAAACAATGAATTTGAAATGAGCACATTTGGAATGTCACAATTCATTTTGAAATAAATGTCTTCGCTTTTAGTCTCATATACAACTCTTGGTAACAAAAAAATACTCATATTTATATAACAATGTATTTTGAATACTAATTTGTATGAAATTAAATATCTAAATTGTTTTTATAACTTTATATTATCTTTGTGTCTTCGTGGTCGTCATATACTTGATTACTTTATTCATATACTTGAGTGATATACTTGATGACTTGATGATCTTCATACTTCATCAGTCGATTTCAGATTTTTTTTTGTTTTGTTTTTTTCAAATACTATTTTCTTTTTTTTTGGAATAGCGGGTGCAGCTTCATTGCCTTTTTCTTCTTTTGTTTCTTTTACATTTTCAGAAGCACTAGATGCGCCATTTGTTTTTTGCCAAATCCAATTAGGTTTATATCTTCCGCCGGTTGTAACGCGCGACATGATACCTTTGAATTCGGCATCTTTTTGTTTTTCCACGTGCTCTTTTATCATATATTCGCCAATGTAGTCATATCGAACACTCTGAAATACAATGTAGCCTCCCACTCTAAGACGGCTCCAAAGGACTTCAATCGACGCGTATAAAAACTCTTTCAGCCACAACTTTTCATTGTTGAACATATTTATAGACTGATTTTTCACAGTGTCATCGTTGTAAACTTCTTTCCCCCACATAGGCGGACTAAACATTACAATATCTGCCCATCCAAATGGTAAATTTTCCACGCCGACTGCACCCGGAAGTCCATCCTCTAACATTTTTTGTTTCTCCGACGAACCAAACATTTCAATCATTTTAGAAAATCCAGGACTAGAAAGTGGATTTGGTTCGACACCAACATAATTGGCATTCATCATAATTGCCGCCATCAAACGACTGCCATATCCTCCAGCTCCGTCCAAAATCTTCACACTGGAAAAATCGTCGGGTGACATTTGTGGAAACAACAGTTTCCAGATAATAATGTAAACATAGACATTCTCTGCACTTGACAAGTATACTTTTTTATCTACACCGTCTATCATTGACACTTTCATATTTATTCTTGAGTCTTGACTTTCAGTGCGCTCATCTGACTGATGCACAATAACCTCATGCAGCGACTCGTCTGTGGGCTCTATTGACTTTCGCTTCAGTAAACGCAGCGCTTTTTCTACAAGAGTGCCGTGTTTAAAATGGTCTTCTAACGACGGCTCACCTTTTGCCAAACGAACCGTTATTTTTGAAGGTTCTGTAAAATAGTCAACTAGTAAATAATCTTTATCAAGTACCACTTCATCCGGCGACTTGATTGATATGAACTTGGCGCCGCTTTCACTTTTAAATTTCAAGTTATCATTTGCACCCACGTACTCTCTAACAAATTTATTTACTTCTTCAGTTTCTCTGTTTCCCGTTAAAATATTATAAGAAGTCTCGTCAACATAATGTTCCTTTTCGAGCAATGACAAGGAAGCATCTGCGATTTTTGTTTTTATCAGTGCATATGCCGCTTCAACATCATCCTTTGTCCAAAAACGCTCAACGAAAGGAAACCCCTTTTCAATAACCGAAACTACGCGATCGTGTTCAGAATCATATTTTTCAGATTCTTCAACGTTGCTCAAAAACATCGGTTCAATCGCATTTTTATAAATCCATTCGCAAAAATCACCGCAAAACCGCTCGTAAACTTCAGGATTTTCCTTTTCAATGTCGTTGACGCCATAGTCATGACGCGCATTAATTTCCAACAACTTGACATTACCGTCATTCGTAATCATGAAGTCACACCCGAAAACTTCAAAACCATACTTCGAATTAACTGTTGTTGCAATGTGAGGTTTATAAACATCATACGCACACCGCAACACTTCGCGCATTTGTTGCATTATTTTTTTTGACTCCTTGTCATCCATTCCAATGTCGGATGATGATGGAAACATTCGATTCTTTTTGGTTGACTTGAAATGTGTGTCATGAATTTTTTTATTCTTGTAATCTGCATCCTTGTATGGTAACTCGGCTGTAATGATTTTACCCTGATTAAATAAAAACCAGTCCGATTTTTTGTTTGGTCTCATGCAAACCATAAAATACATCCGCAGGTGAAACTTTTTACCTTCAATAAGCATAGGATTTCTTATATACTTTGAAACTAAATATGGTTTCTTTTTATGCGTTGCCACAAACTCCTTTAATTCTTCTTTGCTAGTAATGTATTCGATTCCTTCTCCTCCTCCTGCACCTACACCAAGCGGTTTGATAATCAAAACGCCTTCGCCTTCGCCGCTGCCACTCACTCCGTATTCAGAATTCCGTTTTTCATCGCTCAACATCCATGAATCTGCCATATATTTTTTACAAATATCAGGGCATTTTTTATTCAACTCAATATAAAGTTGTGCCTTATCTGTAATGACATTTTTTGTGTAAGGATAATCTGGATCAGATGTGCTGTACCCTTTTACACCATTTCCCTTGAGTAAATTTTTTACTACTGTGTTAATATTATATATAACTTCCTCGTATCGCAGAAATCCTGTTTTTTTTACATCACTTGTTGCGCCAACCCACGCTAAATCGGCACTTGGACTGTTGATGTCAACCTGTTTCCATTTGTGCTCGACTAACATATCCGCTAAAGTGGTCAAAAGTAAACCCTGCTTGTCATAAATGGCAAATGTTTTTTGTTTTTCGCCCAAACCCAAAGGAACAACTACAGCTGCATGTTTCAAATTATCGCAGTCAACATCCCTTACTTTTTTGTATATAAAATACTCGTTTAAAAATGATAGGGTCTTTTCTTCATTTGACATGGCCAACGCTTTTGTATATGCAAAATTTTTGGAATGATACATTTTCATTATTTTAAATAGCTCTTCAAATGATGCCCGACTTTTGCTGAAAATGTCACCATCCCTATTTTCCAAAAAGAACGGTTCAAAACCATATTTTGACATGACACCATCAAAGTACTCAAAGTTTACCAAAAATTCAGGTATGTATTGATTAATTGACTCTTGCCACACTTCTATTTCATATCCAAGACTGTTCTCGTCAGGAGGAAACCGCAGATCGTCGTCATATTTTTTAATAATTTCAATGATTTTTTTCGACTTGTCACCGCTCTTGAATATTGAAAAACTTTCCCCTTTTTTGATTCCATTTTTTTTCAAAAGTTCAAACACTTTTTTTCCATTGAAGGTTGTCCCGATAAAAATTCCGCCTTTTTTCGTACACTCGCAGATATTTCTTGCAAATCCTTCTAGCGTTTCTTCGCTTTCAAACATATAGTGAATTGCAAACTGTATGGATGAAATGTCAAATCCTTGTTCGCCCTTTCCATAGTTTGACACAACTCCGGTGAGCCCTGCCTTTTTTAATGTATCAACACTTCCTTTTCCAAAGACTGCGTTTGATATTTCTCGAGTCAGTTGACTTGAATTCGAAAATGCGCTTCCATTTTTTATGTTTCTCGTGGTGTTTCCAACAATAAACATTGCATCCATTTTACCAGAATTCTCTCTTATAAAATTCACATATCTAGCACATGCCCCGTTCACCGGATTTTCAATATTGTCTCTCGAAATGTCGATGCCAAACACAAACGATAGTCGAGCATCTTTCCATTTTGGCAAGTCGCCGCATTTTCCAACAGCAAAGTCAATAAGCGTGTCTCCTGATTTAGAAAGTTCATAAATAAGCGCAGACTTTACAAACTTATTATGAAAATCGCGCAACCCCTGAGTAAGTTCTTCTTCTTTCCTTGTGCCGCTATTTTTATAATACTTTTCGGTTATATCCGATGAATCTGAAGCAGCAGCAAGCTCTTCATATGCAATTGTTTTATCGACACCTTTGATAATATTTTCAGTAATAGGATAGTGAATAGAATACCAAACACTGTCTGCTGTCTTGTAGTCGTTTCCAAAGTTTTTACCTGTTTTCCTAAGTTCAGCAGTTTTATCATAACGAATTCTCAACGGAATCCATTTTTTATCTTGAATATCATATCTGAATTCAACGACTGTCAAATCTTCAAATACTTCGGATCCTTCTTCCGTAACCATGTCACCTTCAGAATTTAATTTTATTTCCATCGTTCCAGCATTTACATCATATGGATTTGATGGCAAAAATTGTATGGGCTTGTATTCACCCGACCCTCCAAACATTTTTTCAATGGCGCCTTCATAAATTAATGCGCATGCATTCGGAATGATTTTATTCGAACGATTGGACGGGTCAAATCCAACCTTCAAAACGAGCTCCTTGTACGACTCGACTTGTTTTTGCGCCAGCATATTTGTCGCGTTAATTCCTCCTGTTGCAATTTTATCAACAACTTTATCTCGGTTCGTTTTATCATCCTTCACAGTGGTTACTAGAAAGTCGACCGTGTTGAACTGCGGCGGTTTCCACTTGAATGAAAGCGCCCATGTAAATTTTCGATCAAGCGGTCCAACTTGTCCAGGCACTGACCCTCCAACGCCAGTATTGCACGGTGTAAAAATCAAACCATCCGTTACATACTTGTATTCAGTTTCAATGCACTGTTTGCACAACATGAATATTCTGTCAGAAGAGCCTTCACTTTCCTCTGCCGCTGTGCCCAAAACGCCTTCATCATCAAAATAGAAGCGCTTCACTTGAATAACAAATGGACTCTGCGTGCCCTTTATAATTGGTTTTGCATCAATGCTTCCAACATACTTTACCATTTCCGAATACCGCGACTTGTCTGCATGTTCTTTGCTGCTCGTATAAAAACTCCTCTCGCGAATTCCTTCTCCTTTCATAAAGTATATGTCAAAGGCTAAATACAAATTAATGAAATTTCCGTCCTTGTCGTGCAAAACGTGCTCTCCGTCAATGAGCGTGCTATGAAATGCCTTGATTTCTGCTTCAAGACCGGTAAACTGAACATTCATCAACGGATCAATCAAATATATTCTGCCTTTTTTTGAAACATATAAAAGTTTACGAAGTCCATCCGCCTTATCTGTTACAGAATAGTTCTTACGAATGCTTGGCATCTTGTATAATCCCGTGGGTGCAATATTTTTTATCTGAAGAGTCACGGAATATGGACCAATAAACGCTAGACGCGAAGGTGGCCTGGATTCACCTCCGTAAATTAATTTTGAATATTCATCCAGCACGTCGCGCTTCTCGTCATTCGATATCGGAAAATTGCTGGATTGTATTCCAGACAGAATCATTTTAATTCCTTCTCTCAACTTTCTCAATAAAACTTCTAATGATAGTCCAGACTCCATAACAATTGAGTTATCAACTTCAATCTCAACTTCATACTTTTCTTCACCCTTCATTATGTTCGATGTTTTAAAATCACCGTATGATGATTGTCGTCTCTTTGACGACGATGACGAAGATGACGACGAAAATGTATCTTTTACGATACTCACATCAATTTTTACCGGACTGTCAGGATGCGTAAATGTTGTCCGCCGAATATACCTGAAATTTTTTCCAATTGATTTCCATGTGGAAATGATTTTTTCGCGCTCTTCTTTTCCAATATCTCTCTCCGTTTGAAGACTAACTCTGAAATCAAAATCTAAGTTATCAACAGGTTTTACATCCGTCTTATATTCTGAACCGTCTTCGCGCACAACAGTTTGTTCTATATTCCGTTTCATCATCATTTTCGCATTTTTTTTTTCATCAATTGTGTTGTCAATGCAAAAATTCTGTATAATTGGAAAACTGTCAATTTGAACTCGTACATCAGAATCATTCAAAAATATTCTTAAACTATACTCTTCAGAGGACTGCGAAAAATTCAAGGATTTCATCTTTTTTATAATATTAGTAACATTGTCCTTTGTCAAAGGCGCAGACTGTTTCATTGTTCCAAAACGCACTTCCAACTCTGGATTCATTGCAGAATCAGATTCTTTTTGTTTTTGTTCCCTCTTAACTGCATCTAAATACAACTTTACAATGTTGTCAAATTTTTCTTTGTCTTCATTTTGTTTTTCTTGTAATTTGGATTTTTTTCCAGAAGAATCGGAAGAAGTAGACATGTTATATAATTCATATATATAATTCTATATTTGTTCAATTTTATAATAATTAAAATAATATTATAATATCAAAAATAATATTACAATATTATGAAATATTTTTTAGGGTTACTAGTTGTAAAAATGAATTATATGTAAATAAATTTGTAAAGCATTATCTAAATAAAGGCGTTGATAAACTAAAATAAAAAATGAAAAAAACTCATATAAGTTGCTTGCATATGTAGTCATATAAAAATTGTTTTGTTTTTTTTTCCTTGGGATTACATAATGACTCATTCGTTTCTTTCGCCGCCGCCTTCGACAGTACCATCACTTTATTGTATATTTCAAGTAGTTCAGAATGAGTGTATGAAGATATCGATTTAATTGGTGCAAGGACATTCTCCATTTTCCATTTTGTTTTTCTCACATCTCTCGCCATTTCACTCAAAACTTTTTTATTTTTAGAAACATGTATGCCAATACCATGTTCGCTTTCCTCAATCAAATACGGATTCTCTGAATCTCCAACACCATACAATTCACAATAACAATTATTTTTTATAAACATTGCAGAGAGATTGTGAATAATGCATAATCCAAAAAAACCCTCAAGCGTTAAAAATGCATCACTTGATAATTCTGCTTCAACTCGACTCTTATTTAACTTGTGCTGCTTAAAAACATTCGACATTTTATGCAGTGTTTCAACAGACGTTATCCTAATTTCTTTATCAGCCACAAATTTCGTTTTCAAATACTTGTACGCATCTTCGCCATGCATCATGATGTAAAATGCCCAGAGTAATTTATCTTTTTCTTTAATGGTGAACAACTGTGACAGTGGGGACGGCGGCGGCGGCGACTCTTGTTCTTTTTTTTCCTTTTTATATTCCGTGTCAGCTTCAACTTTGGATTTTCTTCCAACTACATGCATCTGCAAGGAAGAAATTAACTCTTCCAATGACGACGGTTCCACAGTTTCCACAGTTTCCATATGTGATTGTGGTTGTAATTGTGATTGTTTCCTCATTTACTATAACGTACGTTAATATAGTAAATGACCATGTGTTTAAACCTTTATCAATGCTTATTTGAAATATTGATTTGATAAGACAATTTTTTTCTCTTCAACCTCATTGAGTTGCGACTCTTGTTTATCAACATACATAATATAGTCATTGATTTTTTTGATGACGTTTTCACTTACATAAGTCAAATTTACAAAAACACCATTTTTATTTTCACTAAATGTTACTTTATTGATTTGTAAAATTCTCAATATTTCAGTTTGATGAAATATTGTCAGTGTTTCTATTTTGTCTCTCAAATATTTTAACGCATCTATGTTTACATCTTTACTTTGTTCTAATGGTGGTTCAACTTTATTTTGAAGTTCCATTTTTTATTATTGATTACTAACCATTAGTTTTTATGTCTTTATTCAAATTTATATTATTTACTTTTGTTATATTATTATTTTTATTATTGTTACCATCTTTATAATAATTCTTCTCAACAACTGAGTTATACATGATCACCCATCCAAGTCCAATCATTCTTTCGCACTTTTGTAAATATTGTTGTTGTTGTCGTTATATATGTATCGTTTTATTATTATTACGCATCATTTTATATTATTATTACCATATATATATATTGTGAACAAAAATGGCAAGTGTATTTCAAATAAAAAGAAAAAAAATCAAATTTACACTTTACAGTCCAAACTGACTGAAATCGGCCATAACAGGCTTTGGTAAATAAGAATCATTCTGTCCAGAATAATTTGGCACTTTTTTACACTCAAATGCCGGTTCCGGACACCTTGCACACGGCGGACATGGCGGGCACTTTTTTTCAGTCGGACACGTCGTTACGGCCGGACATGCGGGACACACAGGAGGAACTATTTCAGATTTCAATATATACAAGTCTTCGCTTCCCGGCGGTATTTGAGAACCTCTAATAGTTTTTCTATTGCCATCTGACCTATTTTTACCTTTACCTGCCATTAATATGTTGTCATATTCAACATTCGGGTACTTGTTCACGTTTCCATAACTGTTTATATTGTTGTCGTCGTTGTCATCGTCATCATAGTTTTCTTTACTTCGATGTGGTCCAATTTTTTTATCTTTTGCAAGTTTTGAATCTGAGTATTGAACAGTTTCTTGGTCTAAATTTTTATAGTAATCGCTATACCCATCCGGATAAGTTTCACCCACGGGTTTGCGAACAAAATTATCGGATTTAGAATTTGTTCCTTGGTCGTCTTCATTATTGGGATATTTGTTTTCATTACTATTTTCATAACCTTCGCGCATAAAAGTTCCTAAACACGAAGAACATATTAACGCCAGCATTAATAGTATGAATATATGAATTTTATCAAGGTTCATTATATATTGTTGAGGTTACTACGACGTATATAAATATATATATATAAATATAAATATCTATTGTAAAAAAATCACTCGAAATAATTTTTAAAATATAGTAATAATATAAATGCCTAAAACTAATAAAACTGTAAAAGAATTAGAAGATGCTTATACATATTTAGTTGATATGTTTAACAAAAATAATATTGAACTGATTTTATTTTATGGTTCTTTACTAGGATATACAAGAAATAATGATTTTATTGAAGGGGATGATGACATTGATGTTATTGTAAATATTGATGATTATGATAAAGTTTTGAAAATAATAAGTAATAATAAACTTTACTGTAATATTTGTAATAAACATATTATCCAACTAAATTATAATCAAGTACCATTCGATATTTATTTTTTTGAAAAATTTCATGATCACATACATATATATTGGGATGGTGGAATAAATATTGATAATAAAGAAATTTTTCCATTAAAAAATGTTGTATTTAAAAATCAGAGCATTATGATTCCAAATAATATTGAACACTTATGTTATTTAATATATGGCGATAATTGGAAAATACCAACAGAAAAGAAAAAATATAATTGGTTAAAAATAACTAAATTAAAAGTTGGTAAAAAAAAAATGTGATGTTACATCAGTTTATTTCACTTTTTATTTCATTTTTAATTTAGATTTTAAAAAAAAATTGATAATTTATTTCAGTGTAAGTGAGTGTGTATTAAATAATACAACAATAATTACTGCAATGCGTGTAATCTGCTTTGACACAGAAACGACGGGACTGCCTGAGAGTAAATATGCTTCAATATATGACACACACAAGTGGCCGTACATTATTCAGCTGAGTTTTGTAGTTTATGATAACAGCAGAGACGCAGCAGGTGGGATTGTTGAAGAGTATGATGAAATTATAAAAGTCGATGAAAGTGTTAATTTAACCGCTAAAAGTATTGAAATACACGGAATTTCGAGAGAAATGAGTAGTGAGCGTGGCATTCCAGTTGCGGATGCACTTTGTGCATTCAAGCGCGCGCTAAAATCGTGCGACTGTTGTGTTGGACATAATATTTCATTCGATAAGCGCATTTTAATTGTTGAAGCAATTCGAAACAAGGGATTCGATCCCGATGATAATTCGTACGTGCAACTTCCATTCAAAAATGAATTTTGCACAATGCTCAATTCGGTTGATATTTGTAAGATTGAAAAAATGTGGAAAGATGGTAAAAAATATTTTAAGTATCCAACTCTTTTGGAGTTGCATAATCATTTGTTTCATATTTCCCCAAAAAATGCTCACAATTCTAAAGTTGACGTTTTGATATGTCTTCGTTGTTATTGCAAAATTGTATTGAATATTGACTTGTCTCGTGAAAATAGGCAGTTCCGGAGACTGTTTCGAGAGAACTGCTTAATTTTGGCTGATAGGTAATAAGTTATTCTTTAGAATCAGCATGAATTCTTTCATTAACGTAAAGTGCACGCATTTGGCGTTTTGCCATATATTTTGTAAGTGGGCGTTTTGAAAAACACTTGCGGGTTCCTCGTTTACATACTTTATATCCTCTAGTTTTTTGTTTTCTTAGAACGTAAGGCATTTTATGTTATGTATATATATATAAGTTATAATATTATTTCATAATATTATTATTTTTATTTATTTTTATTTATATAAATAAAAATTGAATAGTTTTTATTCACTTTATAATATTCATAACAAAAACTTATTGCAGAAAATGGATGAGATGGAGCAGATGGAGCCGGTGTCAAATCGAGATTATTTACTTCAATTCTTCGCCCAACCCAATAATTTTTACAATTTCAACAACTTTTACATTTACAACAATATTTTCAACAATTATTACATTTACAGTGACGAATTTCAACCAGCGGCAGCGGGAGAAAACACCTTGAGTCCTTCGGCTTCGGCTTTGGAAACATTTGAAAGACTGAGAATAGATGTTTGTAAAGTACCTCAAGAAGCTCAAGCTCAAGACAAAGCAAAGGACGGTTGTGAAGGCGCTTATTCTTGTTCAGTATGTCAGAGTGAACAAAAAGAAGAAAATGAAGAAGAAAATGAAATGGTGAAAACAAAATGTAACCATGTTTTCCATTCAAAATGTTTGGCAAAATGGGTTGTAATAAAAACATCATGTCCGATATGCAGAGCCTCATTGACAATGAAAATCACATGAAAGTTTCATAAAGCTTCACGAAGAGCACATTGTGCAGACAAAATCTTCGTTGTCGGATTGAGATTGATCTGTTGCTGTATTATTTTGTATTTTTTCTGGTTCAATTGTAAATTGTTGAGCCTGGTGTTTTGGTTTTCTTCTTAAATAATAAAGACCTGTTTTCAGACCTTTATTCCAAGCATAAAAATGCATGGACGTCAACGGTCCATAACTAGGTTCTTCCATCCACAAATTCAAGCTCTGACTTTGACAAATAAAAGCTGCTCTGTCAGCTGACATGTCGATTAAATCTTTCATTGGCAACTCCCAGACTGTTTTATATTTATTCCGCATATGTTCACTCAAGTTGGTTAAATGCTGCACGCTCCCGCGATTCGCAATTATATTATTTTTTAGCGCTTCTGTCCAAAGTCCCATGTCAATGAGCTCGCGCATTAAATACTTATTTATAACAATAAATTCTCCTGCCAACGTGCGTCTCGTGTATATGTTACTTGTGATGGGTTCAAATGCTTCATTGTTTCCTAAAATTTGCGAGGTACTTGCTGTTGGCATAGGTGCAATTAACAGCGAATTTCGAATTCCGTGCGTAACAATAGATTTTTTCATTTCGGTCCAGTCGTATCGTGAGTTACCTGGGTCAACATTCCACATGTCGAATTGCAGTATACCTTTAGATGCCGGTGAACCTTGGAACGAGTCATAGGGGCCATGCTTCTTGGAAAGTTCCACCGACATTTCTAAAGCTGCATGATAAATCGTTTCAAAAATATGTGTATTTAGTTGTTTCGCTTGCGAACTATTGAACGTGAAATCCATCATCATAAATGTGTCGGCAAGCCCCTGCACACCTATTCCAATCGGGCGATGACGCATGTTACTTTTTTTTGTTTTTTCAGTTGGATAATAATTTATATCAATCACTTGGTTCAAGTTGTATGTTACTGATTTTGTGACAGAGTGCAAAAGCTCAAAGTCAAATGTTTTATCTTCCTTCACAAACCTGTTGAGCGCAATACTTGCCAAGTTACAAACAGCCGTTTCTTTATCATCAGAATATTGAATAATTTCACAACATAAATTTGAACTTTTAATGGTTCCAACATTTTGTTGATTTGACTTTTTATTGCAAGCATCCTTGTACAACAAATATGGCGTTCCTGTTTCCATTTGACTGTCTAAAATTTTGAACCATAAATCCCGCGCTTTTAACTTGCATTTTTCTCGTCCTTCTGATTCATATTTATGATAAAGATTTTCAAAGGCGTCTCCATAAACATCAGATAAACCCGGACACTCATCCGGGCAAAACAAACACCAGTCTTCATTTTCTTTTATTTTTTTCATAAACAAGTCGGGAACCCAAAGAGCATAAAACAAATCGCGCGCTTTTATTTCTTCATCACCATGATTTTTTTTCAACTCTAAAAAGTCGCAAATGTCTGCATGCCACGGTTCTAAATAAATTGCAAAACTTCCATTTCGGCGTCCGCCTTGGTCAACATACCGCGCAGTGCAGTTGAACACTCGCAACATTGGAACAATTCCGGTAGATGCACCATTTGTTCCACGAATTAAACTTCCTCTGGCTCGAATGTTGTGAATGTGAAGCCCAATTCCTCCAGCCCATTTAGAAATATGCGCACAATCTGTGAGCGTGTTGAATATGCCACCTAAACTATCACTCTCCATCGCTATTAAATAACACGAACTTAGCTGAGGACGAAGTGTTCCGGAATTAAAAAGAGTGGGAGTTGCGTGAGTGAAATACTTTTGAGACATTAAATCGTATGTTTCTTTTATTTTATCAATGTTATCCCCATGAATACCGATGGAAACGCGCAACCACATGTGCTGAGGACGCTCAACAACTTGTCCATTTATTTTCATCAAGTATGAACACTCTAATGTTTTATATCCAAAGTATTCAATCAAAAAATCTCTCTGGTGAACAACTATATTCTCAAGTTCTTCCTTGTGTTTAGTAATTAGTGACATTGTTTTTTCTGAAATAAGAGAAGAGCTGCATTTATGATTGTCTTTATTTTTGTAAAGTTTTGTCATAACTTTGTAAAATGAAGCATCTGTATTTTTATGATTGTTTGATGTTGCAATATAACTTGCCAGCGTAATGTAATCGGGATGTTGAGTGGATAAAGCGGCGCACTGTTCTGCAGTTAGTTCGTCTATTTTAGTTGTTGGGATACCATCATATAACTGGTCAATAACTTTAATAACCAAAGATGCATAATTAATTGAAGTAATATTTGCTGATTTTCCAAGGTTTTTTACACGATTAAGGATTTTATCGAAAGCAATGATTTCAAAAGAACCATTACGTTTTTTAACGCGCATCTCTTCATCATTATGATGACTGTCACTTTTTATCTTATCTTTCATTTTTGTATTCATTTTTTTATTGTTATTTAATTACATTTTTTGTTTAATATTTTTTTTATTAACATATAATTTATTTAATTTATTTATAAATAAGATATTATATAATTATATATATTTATATAATATACAACTATAATGTCAATTGCGACGTTGAAAAGAAAAACATATCGAGGAGGTAATCCTCGCGTTGATGCCATTTCTGGAATTGGACATGATGGATTTTCATTGAATGGTACACTCCGAAACATTGGCGGAGTTGGTAGATTTCGCATGGTAAGTAATGTAACCCGCACACAGTTTAGAGGAAACAAGCCAATTGGATGGGGAGGATGCTGCGGAACATATCCGCAATACATTGCAAACTCTGGAGACTGTTGCAATAACAATCCATCCATTGTCAAAAAAACAGTTAAAAATACAAAGGGAATGCTTGATGAGAAATATTTGGGAATATTATACGGCACTTATCCAAACACCTGGGTTAAAGATGATGATAACAGCTACAGAATTACTGATTCACAGTCTCAATATATCGAGTCATTAAGTTGGAAAGTTGGCTCGTGTAAATTTCAAGCAGTTGAAAGCGAAAGCAAAACCACCACGGTTGCTGATGCCGAAGTGTGTAAGTGTTTACAAGGCAAATTTTATCACATCGGGGGGAAAAAGTACATGTATTATAAACCCACAACTAAATTTGTCGGAGGGTATACCACACAAGGACAGTATATTACAACCGGAGGAGTTGCAAAAAATAATTATTTACCCCCGCCACCGTGTGCAAGACCATTCCCATATTCATTATCTCACAATGGGTGTGACGTTAACTATAACACCATTCAAGAAGCTGCAGGAAAAGGTTTTATTATGTAGACACACATAAGTTAACTATTGATTCGTTCATCAATTTTTTTAAGGAAATCATTACTATACACTAAATTTCCAGTTGGTTTATAACTATTAATTGGTTTATATTCTTTTTTAACTATGTTTGAATTTGCATTTGACGATGTTTTGTTTCGATTTAATAAAGTGTGGTCAAGGTTGCCATTTGAGTCTCCTTGTCCTGAATTTGTAATAAGTCGAATTCCTCCTCCTCCTCCTCCTCCTCCTTCACTGTTGTCATTTCCATCTTCTTTTTTATTTCCATGTTCATCGATGGAGATTCCTGTTTTTTTTTTGAATTCGGTTCGAACATATGTGGGAATATAATGTCCCCAGCTTATAAATATCAAATTCGGATGAGTGTACCTCACTTGAAAATCATTTTCTTCCAACTTTGCAATAATATATGAAATGCACATGACGCGATCATAGTTGACAATTCCAAGCATAACTTCTGGAACAACATACCAGCAAAAATTACTATTTATTTTTTGTCTTGAAGTTGTTTTTATTTTTGTGTGTATTCTATTAAGAATACGATTGAAAACCTGCATTTTTTGTAAATCCTTTTCTTTTTTCGTGTCGTACAACTCATCTAAATTTATTTTTCGCACATTTTCAACATCTTCGTCTTCTTCTTCACGATAATAAAATAAGTTATCCATTTTTTAAATCAAATAATATAAACTAATATAATACGATTAATATAACTAATATAATACAACTAATATAATAAATAATATATTTTATATTTTTTTTTATTTTTACTTAATTTTACTTATTTTTTTATGTTTTAGTCATTTTATTTTATTTAATAAATTTTATTTAATAAAAAAGATTAAAACATAAAAACGTACGTTATATATATTCATGTGCGCATAAATAAACAAATAAAAAAGTAATATATAGAAATGGTGATCAAACATTTGGTTATTAGCGGAGGCGGTCCAACAGGTTTACTCTCATATGGCGCTGCAAAATACCTCGAAAAAAATAAGTTTTGGAACATTGACAACATTCAATCCATTTATGGAACATCGATTGGTGCAATTATTGGAATCATTTTATCACTAAAACACACTTGGGAAACAATAGATGATTACATTGTAAAGTGTCCGTGGAACACCGTGCTGCCATTACATACCACATTTCATGATGTTTTGAACATTTATACAAATAAAGGAATTATTCCTGAGGATTTTTTCGACATTATTATGAAACCACTGTTGCTATCAAAAGACTTATCATTGGAAACAACTATGAGTGAATTGTTTGAATACAATAAAATAGAAATTCATGTCATATCAGTAGAGTTGAATAAATTCAAACTCACAAATATAAGTTATAAAACACATCCAAATTTAAAGGTAATGGATGCAATCAAGATGAGTTGTGCTTTTCCAGTTATATTTTCTCCTAAAATAATGGAGTCGTATGATAATAATGGTGAAAATCTTTGTGTTCAGTGTTATATTGATGGCGGAGTCATGTCAAACTATCCAGTAAACATTTGTATCGAAGACCAGAAATGCGAACAGAATGAAATCCTTGGATTTAGAAATATTTGGGAAAAATATAATGATACAATCAATAATGACTCAAACCTAGTAGATTTTTTAAAAATGTGCATTAAACAAATGATACGTAAAATAGATAGTGAAGATTCAATTATTAAAATTATAAATGAAGTAACTTGTGTTAGCGAAATAAATAATTACACCAGCTGGTTTGACTTATGTTCTGACGAATCAAAACGTCTTTATTTTATACAAAGAGGAATGACATATGGTGAAGTATTTTATAGGTTTATTACAAAAATATAGAGAGAAGTAGAATATTCATAACTACATTAAAATGAAAATAAAAAATAATATAATATGTGGTAGATATATTAGAAAAACTATATTGTTTTATCTTAGTTATATTTTTGAATTTTATTTTCGAATACACTTTTGATTACTTTTAGTTGCTTGACAAAATGAAAAATAAAACACGAAAAAATAAAAGTGCACATGAAAAAAAAAGTAAAGATATTATTGAAAAAATTACTATAGAAGATAGTGTTGGTTGTATTACTGTAGCCAACTCATTTGAAGAAAACTTTAAAAATTATTTGAAGAGTAAAAAAAACACAGAAACATCAACATCTGTTGGCGAAGAACTTATTCGCTTGTTTAGTAAGCCTTTGGCGCCAAAGTCAGTAAATCCAAAAGATGATTTTTACACATATGTAAACTATGAGTGGTTAAAAAAAATGAAGAGCCAACACACAACTAAATACTACACACGTGTTGACAGTTTTCGAATGTTACAAGAGACGGTTTACTACCAACTTATTGAAATTGTTAAAAGTTACACTTTGGAAAATTCAAATCATAAATCCAAGATGATAAAAAATGTATATGAATCATTCCTACATTTAGACGAAGTGACGTGCGTAAATCATTGGGAAAATATAAAAAATGAACTGAATAATATTTTTGAAAAAGGGACATGCGTTGACTTATTAGTATACATGAACAAGAATGAAATTGTTTCGTCATTTTGTCCACTGTCATTTTCAATTCTGACTGATGAAAAAGATTCTCAAATCAATAGGTGTCATATTAATGCGCCACAGTTGACGTATTACAACGATGAGTTATATGATAATAACGACAAGTACAAAAAAGACTTTAATAAAAAATTTAATGATTTCGTAACTCATATATTCAAACTTGCATTTGGAGAAGACAATGAATATCACTCTCAAGATGTGATAGATGTCGAAAAACAAATGTTGGACGCTATTAATTCGTATGACTCGAAAATTAAAGAAGCCGATGATGGATACAATGTCGTAACCGCAAGTGATGCGAAAAATATTTATCATCTTGAATGGGCAGAAATTACAAAACAACTTGGTTTCAAATCTACTCCTTCATTTTTTATAACAGACAATATGAACTACCTGTCTAAAATTACAGGCATTCTACATGAGAACTGGAATTCAAAAAAATGGAGAACCTATATTTACTATTGTTATTTTAAACAGATTATGCGATTTCATAACTCATGGAGAGTTATATACTATAATTACTTTGGAAAGATGGTCAAGGGTCAAGGTGCTATAATGCCGCAAGCAATATATCCCATCTTTGGTCTGTCTTATTGTTTTAATACTTTTTTAACAGAAGAATATATTTCTAAATATGCAAATGGAGCATACATAGAGTGGGCAAGTAACTTGGCATATGATTTAAAGGCGGTGTTTATGCGAAAAATAAAGAGAAACAAATGGTTAAGTCCAAAAACAAAAAAATATGCGCTTCTTAAATTAAAATACATACGCGTTGATATGGCACATCCGCCTTATTTAGTAGCTGACCCTGATATTGAATACAAAGCAAATGACGCATGGGGAAACATTTGCGCATGCAATGAATGGCGGTTAAAAGTATTGATTAAAACAGAAGGAAAACACTATATTGATTTGCCAGTAGTAGACTGGAGTATAGACTTTAGTTTAACCGGTAACCAAGCCTATATTGTGAATGCGTTTTATGACCCGACAAAGAATAACATTTACTTGCCTCTTGCTTATTTACAAAAGCCGTTTTTAGATGGCGATGAAAGGGGAATTGAATACAATTTAGCATATATCGGCTACACAATTGGTCATGAATTGTCACACTCACTAGATGATTTGGGAAGCATGTATGACTACAAGGGTAATTTGTTCAACTGGTGGACTCCGAATGACCGCAAGATATTCAACTCGAAAGTTAAGGATGTTATTCTACAGTATGAGACATTTGCTGCAAGAGACGGAATAAAAATGGATGGATCTTTATCGGTTGGAGAGAATTTAGCAGATATTAGCGGATTATCAATAATAGAAGAATATTTAAGAGACTATCAGATAAATGATGATTATATTATTCCAATAAAAAAATTGTCATTTGAAACACTCTTCATGTATATTGCGTACCAGTGGCGATCTTATATTCCAAAAGAATCAATTTCTATAGAACTGAAACTGAATCCACATCCTTTAGACAAGTATAGAGCAAATTGTCCATTGTCGCGTTTACAATTATTCAAAAGTCTTTACAATATTAAAAAAGGGGATGGAATGTATTGGCATAGTGACACAATTTGGTAATTATTTAAGGCCATCTAGTTTTTTTCTAAAAAAATTATTATCCAATTACTATTTATTTTTATTTATTTAGGAAATATTTATATAATGAATATTGTATTTTTATAATTTATATTTTTTTATAATTTATATTTTTTTATAATTTATATTTTTTATAATTTATTACAATTAAAAAAAATATTTTTTTCTTTAGTATGTATATAACAAAACATAATGGCAGCAAGAACTCAACGTCGTGGTCGTGGTCGTGGTCGTACTCGTGGTCGTGGCCGTGGTCGTGGTCGCACTCAACGTCGCGGTCGCGGTCGCACCTAAGCACAATTATTTAAATTAGTTTTTTATTTCGGGTAATAAATAAATGATAACAAAAAATGAGTAACAGTCATTTTTTGTTATATGGTTTACACTTATTTGTTTAAATTTTGTTCATCATCTAGGATTTCATAATTTTTTTGTGGATAATTTTCAAAATAATGATTTATCTTTGAGTTGTGCATTACAAAATATTTATGGTCAACAGTAAATAGATGAAATTCAACTAGAGACCTAGAATCAATATTTTCTTTTAGATATTCTAATTTATGTAAATGATTACTTTTAGCCCACCAAAAATTACCACTATAATGACGCTTTGTAACTCCATTAGCATCTTCATTATAATTACAACCTACAGAACTATAACCGTCATTTAACAAGTGAAGACAATTTTGATATTTGTATAAAAGAAAATATGTCATCATATTTATCCAGTCATTTTGTTTAGTATCGTCTATACTGTATCTTACACCCTTCGTGTGAATATATAGAACATTACAGTTTTTATTATTTTTTGAAAAAAGTATCATTTTATTAAATGTAGGGCTTTCTTGCAAATTTATATTTGTAGAATAGTTGATTATTTCAAATTTATTTTCATTTTTGAATTGTTTAATATAATCATCAACTAAACAGTGTCCAATATTAATAATAAATATTTTAGTGAAACAACTAATACATCCAGTACTAATCAACTTATTTATCAAATAATCTAGTCTTTCGGTTTTGCCATTTTCTAAGCAACAGGAATGGATAAAACAATAGTTATTCATTATATATAAATTTTGAAATAAAATATTATAATTAAACGTGTTATAATAAAGAAAATATTTTTTGCGGTTAAACGATTATAAGCATTTTTTTATAGCTAATTGATAACCATAATGAATTATTTCGTATTGACCATTATATTTTTCTAAAAAATTATTCATAGTATTTTTAATTTGAATTCCTCCACAATAATCATCCATCCACATTATACCATTTTTTTCTAATACTTTAAATGAATTTTCCATATCTCTCTTTATAAAGTCTGTTTCATGACATCCATCAATATATATAAAGTTATATGTTTTATTATTGTTTTCAAAAAAAGAATCAGATGTGATTTTATGTATGGTTATTTTATCTGTATTTTTACAAATAGAAATATTATTATCAAAGTTCATTTCTTCTCCATTCTGTAAAAAAATACTGTGGTCATTATGATTCGTATTTAAAAATGGGTCCACACATGTTAAACTTGAATTTGGACTATCAATAAAGTTATCAGCAAAAAAAACACTTGATAAGCCTTCAAAACAACCGATTTCTAATATATTATTATCTTTTTTATTATCTAAAAACTGAAATAATTTATTTTTTATTTCACTATATAAAAACCATGTTTGAGAATATTTATAGTTATGATTTTCTTCTAATTTTTCATTTTTATAATAATATTGTAAATAAGTAGTATACATCGGTGGTAAATTATTATTATCATTTATATTTATATATTTCATACAACTGTCTATGGACGTATCGTCTCTATCAAATAAATCCTTGCAGTTTTCTATTTTTTTCAATATGTTCTTTTCATCAGTAAATGTATCATTATTTAACTCCTGATGTGAAAAATTTTTAATTTTATTTTGAATAAAATTTGTATCACCAAAGTAGCTCAAATGCCAACCAGCACATTCGATTCGTTTGCAGTCAAAAATATTTCTTATTTTTTGGCAGTCACGAGCATTATCTAAATAATTTTTATATGTGCAAATTTTTGCATAATTCCATTTTTCATTTCTTTTACAATTTAAATTATAATAATAAAAATCCATTTGTAAGATTGCAATATCAAAGTCTTTTTCACAATTATCATGTATTTTTTTCAATATTTCTGGATTTGGAATTTCATCAATATCAGTAATCATTATTATGTCATCATTTTTTAAATCAAGTTTATCAATTCCTCTTTGAATACAAACTCTTTGGTGTATTTCATTCTGCCACTGTTGATTATTACGAATATCAATGTTAAATTCATCAAATGGCATGTCATCCACTATTATGTTAATAATTTTATCTTTAAAATCTGAAAATAATAAACTATAATTTTCACTATAAAATAACGGTTTTTGTTTACCAACAAATGTTTTTGTAGACTCAACCAACACAAAGTAATCTACTACATCGTTTAGTAGATTTAAACGATAATCCAACAAGTATAGTTCATTATAAAAAATAAAACAATCAATAATTTTTTTTTTAGAAAAAACAAATGGCTCATGATTTAAATTTATATCATCGTTATCAAATACATTTTTCATATCAAGACTTCCAGGAATAGATTCAGTATTTAATTTATATGGTTGACTGTAATATTTTTTATGTATAAATGTGCATTCAAATACATTTGGTATTATTATTCCTTTATGATTTCTAGTTCCACAGCAGTTATTTGGATGTAAATGAATTAGTATATGAGTTTTATTAAGTTTATCAAAAACAGGAACTTCTCTAAAAGAAAAAGGAAAGTGAAACTCAATGACAATTTGTGAAAATTTATCCAACTGTTTATATGTTAATGTGTTGATCCATGGTATTTCAAACCCTTCAATATCCATTTTCAAAAATATGTTATCATAATTTTCTATTTCTAAATGTAAATTGGTATTATTATTATCATTAAAATCATTTATATTTTTTTTAATAAATGTTATATTTGAATTATTAATATTTATATTATCAATTGTTCCATCATATGCATGACACTTCACATGTTTATAAATATCGCAAAACTGTTCTTCAAATGATATGTCGTCACACACTCCACAACTTAATAAAAAATCATAGTTTGGGTTAGGAATATCGCATATTATATATCCACCATCAAAATTTTTACCAATACGTTTTTTAGAATAAGGCGATTCAAAACATGTTAACATTTGTGGGTCAAATGAATCCATAGAAAATCCAACATTTGTCTCTAGATTAATAATTGTATATGAATCAGGAATTATTTTACAATAACAACTATCATTAATAACTATATATATATTTTTTATAATTCCAAACATATGGTCGGTAAAAACAGCCGCTCTTTCATTATCAGTTTGAGGAATAATTAATTCGTCATTTGTAACACATTTTTCTAAAACGATTCTAGTTATGTCAATATGTTTTTCAAATGTACCATAAAAAAATTTTAGACATTTGGTGACATCATATAATGGTTCAGATCTAAGTTTTTTAAAAAAATCAGAGGGTGTTAATTCTTTAAAATTTTTAATGCAACTATCAAAGACTGTACTAGTTAAGTCTATATAAAACCAAGACCTGTCAAATAAGCCATTTTGTGAACCTTGCGTTACAATAGTTGGTTCAGCCCAATATACATTACAATTATTATCTCGTAATGCAACTTCTAACCATGAATCAATAGAATGATTAATTTTATTTTGTAGATTATCAACATAATTTTTAAGTTTTAAACAGCATTTTTTATTTATAATATAACTATCTGCACATCTTGTTAATCCATCATTAACATTTCGTTTATAAATAAATTTATTATCTTCGATATATTTTGTATTTACATGTAAATTACAACCATTTCCAATAAATAAAATATCATAATCATTCGGAAGTTGTATTAAATATTGTTGTAGTTTATTAACAAAGTTGTCGCATAAAATAACATCATCTTCAAAAATTAATGCTTTTTCATTACTATCAATAATTTTTTGATAAGCTAAATAATGTGATAAAGAAATAGCAGTTAATGCATTTCCAAAATTTTTATCAAATATCTCACAATTGTAATCACATAACTCATCTCTATCAATTTCAATAAATTCATAATTGGTTATATTATATTTACGAAGTTGGTCTAGTATTGATATTTTTCTTTCTGTTAATTTTTTATAGTGAATTATAAAAATTTTTAGATTAAAATTGTCATTATTTTTGTATTGTTTAATTATGTCACAATTGAAAAAATCATTATAGTCTATTAATTTTAAATTTGGATATTTCTCAATAAATTCATTGTCTAAATAAAGTGATTTTTCGGATAATATTTCAAATCCAGCAGATAAAAGCCTGTCACATCTAATATGTTCAAATATTGCTGTAGGTTCACTATAAAACCCATGTATATTTAATACTACTTTACACTTTGCAATTTCCCGGTCTCTAATTTCCTTCCATCCAGTTATAATATTAACAGTATATCCGTTAGAAATCAAGTGATTAACCACAAGTGCTCTTCTTTGACAAGAAATTATGTTATTATGAGCTATAATTCCAAAGTCATATATTTTTTCTGTATTTTTATAGAGCGTTGACAAATTATTTTTTTCACTATCATAATTTATATAGGGTAAGTGTCTAGTACTTGTAATTTCATTTTTATTTAATATTTTTATATTTGATGTACTGTAGTCATAAATAGTTATATCTTTACTGTTACACATTTTTTGTAGATAATTATAATTATTACACAAGTCATGAAGACGTACATTAATATTTAATGGTTCAGTATTTATAATACTAATTTCACAATTGTCATGAATCAATTTATGATATAGGTCAGCGTATTCTTTACTTTGTAAATTGTATATTAATATAAATGAAAATTTATCAAACTTTGATTTTAATACATAGTTTATATCTCTTGTGGTTTCAATATTAAATTCACTTTTTAAACTATCAAGATAATCGTCAAGAATGTTATTCATAAAAACAGGTTCAATATAAATAAGCCATTTTATCATTTTACTATTGTCTATAACATCTATAACATCATTATTAAAAATAATTTTATTCCATATCTTTGCTCTATTTTCCCAACTACAAGTTAATGCGTATTCTTTTCCTCTTTTTTTAATTTCATTTTTTTTCTTAGGTGTCAGTTCTTCGAATACTTTTATCTCATCTCCTTTGTCAACTTTTATTCCAAAGTCTCCCAATGTGTCGACCAAACCGGCTATAGGATAGTATACACATATCACCTGAGACATCAACATTTCCATCGCAGTGATACACGAGGTTTCTGGCCAGTCAGTTGGATAAAACCAAAATTCAGCAGTTGACATTAATTTATACAACTCATCTTTATTCAAACAACCCAAGTGATAAATATTATTGTATTTTTTCATATTACTTTGTAATGTTCTCTCAGTTTCATTTCCTGGAAATTTATTATATGAACAAATATATAATTCTGCGTCAAGAAACAGTTCAGTAATTTGTGGCCATAGGTCAATAATCCTGTCTAGTCCTCTTTCAGAGCATGATGTATAAATAAACCTATTTACATTTTTAATTGGTTTATAAGTGAATTTATCAACTAAAATACCATTATTGATTATAAAAATTTTATCACGAATTTCGGGGTATCTCTCCGAAAACAATGTTTTGTGCCATTCTGTTTGACAAATACAACCATTAATCTCATTTTTCCATTTACTAAGAATAGAGTTTGAATCTAAACCACACCCATAATTTATTAAATTAACATCATGTCCCCAAATAAAAGACTGATAGTATGATGCTTCTTGAAATATTTCATAAAAAGCAATATATCTAGACACAATTACTGTGTGAAAAGGTGTGGTTTTTATTATACTTTGTAACGTGTTTAAATTAATATAGCTTATATTATCAAATTTCTCTTCTTGAACTTGCCCAGCAATATAAATTTCATAACACTTTGGAAAATATCTAGAGAGACTTGCCACAGCTGTCTCAGAACCCCCAAGTGCATTCGAAATACTGAACGTGTAATTCCATGGTAAATTTGCAAATCCAGTATAAAATAAAACTTTATTACTTTTCATACATTCTTCATTTGAAAATAAAGATTTTTTAGTTTTATTGAATACTAAACCATATTTTTCATACATGTGAATAAAGTTATGCTTGTTTATATCATAACCAGCATCTTGTAAATAATCAATATAAGTTTGAAATAAGTTGATAAATTTTTCTGACAGTTTCACACAGTTTTCAATAAAAAATTGTAAGTTATATAATAAATTGCCTGTATAAAAGTCGTTAATAAGCGGAAATTTTTTAGTAAATATTATTTCAAACATCTTACATATAGTTGTTGGAGCTTCAGTAAACTCATCTTTAACCTTATCTGCAACTATAATCATATAATAAGGAAGTATGAAATCAGATTTATCATTCTCAACAAATAGTTTGTTGGTTAAATTATTATCAATTAAAAAAATATTTTCATAATAACTTTGAACATATTTATAATATAAACATGCAAGTTTGTATTCATTTCTACTAGAGTAATGTTGAACCAAGTAACCAAGACACTCTAACCTAGTTGGGTCATATTTGAATGCTTCAACAAGATAGTAAATACCAGACTCTTCATTATTGAGTATTTTGCTGCAGTTATATATTTGTAAACAGGACATATATTTTTCCTGATGCCAATTTTCATTTGACAAAACAATTTTATACCAATTTATTGCTTCACTGTAATTTCCATAGTCTTTATAACTATTTGCACAATAAAATCCATACCGTAAATAAAGTGGATCATTGTTTTCTTTCGCTTGATAGTACGCATTTTTTAGTATTTCAGCATCTTTAAGGTACTTGTTTGGATCTTTGTTTCTGCTCCCTCGCCTACCAGACACAACATAGTAGTTACCAGGTAAATCTTTCAACACATGTTTAGGTTCCAAACAAGTAATATATTCATGAATTACTGATTCATACTTCCAATCTATGCGATTATTTATAAGCAAAACTCTTTTATATGATATTCCAGCCGATGATCCAAAGTTTAAATAATAACCGTCACATTTATCATCATTAGGTATAACAAGTTCGCCGTGAATTTCATCATCAGCGTCAAAAATAAATAATAAATCGGTTTTATTTTTGGCAATTTTCAATGCGAGTGTTCTATTCAGTGCAAAATTAACCCATTGACAGTTATGTAATTCACCAGGAATATTTTTCTCTGCAAAAAAATCTTGAATAATCTGGCACGTGTTGTCCGTGGAACCTGTGTCACATATTACCCAATATGAAAAATTGACTTTGTTACAAAGCATGTCTAATGTTTCCTTTATTATATGCGATTCATCTTTTACAATCATGTTTAAACAAATTGTTGGCGTATAGTCATTTATAACAAATTCCATTTTTTAATAAATTTTATTATATAAATTTTTTTTTTTAAATGTTTTAAACATAAATTAATAATTAAAACATGTAAAAATTAATATATAAAAAGATATTTATCTTATTAATAATAATAATTAAAATACATTATAATTAACTACATTATGGAAAGAGTGGTTTTTACTTTACCTGACATTTTTAATCTACCTGACAGTATAACTAATCATAAAAATCATGAAACAAATGAAATTTCTTCTAACAAAAATGTTATTGTTTGTTTGAATGCAAATGATATTCTTTCAAGTAACACACGAATGAATCAAATGAGTGAATCAAACAAAAATAATAAAAATAATATTGAACCTATAAAAATACTAGAAAATGTATACACATTTGAAGATGAAAACAACACGACCGCGGATGACAGTTCTACTACTTCATTATACTCAAAAGGTTTGCGTTTAAAAAAACAAAAAAACATTAAAGAAGCAGTTTCTGTATTTTTAGAATGCCTTAAAAACGAAGACAAATCAAATGAAAAATTATTTAATATTTATTATGAAGTGTATGTTAATCTAGGGTTACTTACACCACAAGTAAATGAAAATTTTGAAATAATTAGAGATTATTATACTTCTGCATTTACTTTATGTCCAGATCGCGCAGAACCTTATTATTATTTTAGTATTTATTGTAGTTCAATTAAAAGATATGATGTCACATATGATGTTTTAAAAAAAATAATAAATATTTCATATGATGAAGCAAAAAATAAATATGAATCAGTTCAACATAATGCGTATGGTAAGTATTTATATTTTGAACTGGCAGTTGCATGTTGTGAAATAACAAAATACGACGAGGGTTTAGAATTCTTGAATACTATAAAAACAGATCCAGATTTTCATTCTATGGAAGAAGTTATAAAACAGCAAATCCATTTGTGTGAAACAAAAAAAAAACAAAAAGTTATTGTAAATAATGAGTACCCAACTCTTTGTTTCATATCAATGTGTAAAAATGAAGAACATGTAATAAAACAGACGTTAGAAAGTGTGTATAAATATATTGACTATTGGGTAATATGTGACACAGGTTCAACAGACAACACGTGCCAGATTATTCAAGATTTTTTTGCAGAGAAAAATATTCCTGGAGAACTTTATATTGATGAATGGAAAGGTTTTGATGTTAATAAATCTTTAATGTTTGAGAGAGCGTACAATTTGACTGACTATGTTTTACATTTAGACGCAGATGACTGGTTGTGTGGTAATTTTGATAGAAATATGTTGAAAAATCAGGACAGTGATGCATTTTTTTTTACATACAAACGAGGAAGTTCTGAATGGTTGGCTACTAGTTTATATAGTAACAGGTTAAAGTGGAAATATATAGGTGTGGCACATAATATTATTATTTGTTTAGACGGTAAAAATATAAAACATTCATCATGTTTTGTTACAGATAATATATGGATCGACGGAAATGAGAGGGGATTTAGATCACTTGATCCACAAAAGTATTTGAAAGATGCTGAAAAATTAGAAAAACAGTTTTTTGATTCATTGTATGAAGATCCGTATGGACTGGTAAATCGTTCTGTATTTTATACAGCCCAAAGCTACTTTGACTATAAAGATTATCTAACTGCATTTAAATGGTATAATTTATACACCAAGTTAAAAAATACCTGGATAGAAGAGATTTTTGAAAGTCATTTAAGACTAATGCAATGTGGAATAGAGTTGCATCATAATGAAACACAAATAAAAGAACACTTTCAGTTGGCAGTAAACATACTTAATGACAGGTCTGAACCATATACCATTTTTGGAAACTACTATTTTTATAAAGGTGACCATGCTAAAGCATATTATTACTTTATGGAAGCTAAAAATTTTAATTATGACATGGTTAAAGGTAAATATTCATTATTTGTAAATAAATATAGTTATGGAAAATATATCAATGACCACTTGGCTGTATGCTGTTCGTATATAAATAAAAAATCTGAAGGGTGTAAGTTAATAGAGGAAATTATAAGTGATTCTGAGTTTGAAGACCAGAAAGAAAGACTTTTAAAAAATTTGGAATTTATGCAATAAATGTAATAAGGAATTAAATGAATTAAATACATAAGATGATACATACGTATTGTATTATGTATTTAATAGTAGGTTGTGGTTTAAGCGGCGTAACAATAGCTGAAAGAATATCAAATGTTTTGAATAAAAAAGTGGTAATTATAGATAAACGTGAACATATAGGAGGAAACTGTTATGACTATGTCGACGAAGAAACAGGAATTTTAATGTGTAAATACGGAGCTCATATTTTTAGGACAAATAATGAAAAAATTTGGAAATACATCAACTCATTCAGTGAATGGACTCGATGGGAACATTGCGTTTTGTCCTACGTTGAAAATAAGTTTGTACCTGTTCCTGTAAATATTACGACTGTCAATGTGTTATGCAATGAGACAATACAGAATAGTAATGAAATGGATGAATGGTTAAAATTGAATCAAATAAAATATGAAAAAATTACGAATAGCGAAGAAATGTGTAAGTCTCGGGTAGGAGATATTTTATATGACAAGATGTTTTCAAATTATACTTTTAAGCAGTGGAATAAATATCCGCATGAGTTAGACAAATCTGTGTTGGCAACTATTCCGATAAGAAATTCATTTGACACCAGATATTTTGATCATAAGTATCAAGGTTTACCTAAGGACGGATATACGAAATTTATATATAACATGTTGAATCATCCAAATATCAGCATTCATCTTAACTGTGACTATGAGAGTTATAAAAAAAATAATGATCTCTCCATCTTTGATGGAATTATTTTTACTGGACCGATAGATGAATACTTTGGTGATGCAAATTTAGATAAATTAGAGTATAGAAGTTTAAATTTTGAAATTAAAAGATTCAAAAATATGAATTACTATCAGCCAACTTCAGTTGTAAATTATCCCGAAGTTAATGTTCCATTTACTAGAATTGTGGAATACAAGCATTTTTTAAATCAACAATCTAAAGACACTGTCATTGTAGTAGAAACATCATCTGATAAAGGTGACCCATACTACCCTGTTCCAAATTCAAGAAATTTAAGTTTATACAGTGAATACAAAGAGCTCGCCGAAAAGGAAGAAGAAAAGAATAATGTTTATTTTGTAGGAAGATTGGCAAACTATAAATACTTTAACATGGATCAAGCCATATCAAATGCTCTTGAATTTTTTGAAACCAAATTATGTATTGTAAAATGTGAATAAATCAATTCACTTTTATTTGACTTATCGATTGTCCATTTATTATTCTTATGCAAACTTTAACTTTCAAGATTGTTGTAAAGTATTGAACGAGTTTATTAAACTGATATAATGTTTAAACTCTTTAAAATAGTCATAATTATTTATGATTTCAATCATATTTTTTTCTATTTCAAATTTTTCCTTTATTTTAAATACCGCAATGCCTCTATAGTTTATATTTGAGTAGTAGCTGAATTTTACTTTTTCACTCAAATTTTGAAGAATAAAATAAATTATTTTCCACACATCTCCCGTCCATGTTTCACCATATTTTAATATACCATTTTCATAGTAGTGTTTAGTTGGTATTTTTAACTGCTCGTTATAATTGAAAGGCGCTATGTCGTCTATGAATAGCAGACCATTATCATGTAAATACTTGATTGAGTTATTGATATCATTTAATATATATTCCACTTGATGCATACCATCAATAAAAATGACGTCAAATATTTTATTATTATTTTTAAAGTAATCATCAGATGTGCACTTGATAACTTTATCCAAGTTAAAATTCATTTTTGGATCAGGGTCAACACCTAACTTATCTGTAAAATGCACATTATTAAATGTAAATCCATATTCTACTCCGATTTCCAAATATGTTGAACTTTTATTAGTTAAACTATTTATAATTTCAAAACGGTTATTGTATTTCGAATTGAACTCTGTAAAACAAATGTCAACATCAATGATTTCATATTTTGGTGTAGATTTATACATCATCATAAAAAAATTAATCAGTGATTGTTTTGATGAACCTATGAGTGAATAACACTTCATTCGTTCAAAACCATAAAGGTCCAGTTTTTGTTGCAAATAATCTAACGAACTTTTACTTTCTAAAACTAAAAAGTCATTTCTTACATTTTTATACAACTCTTTTATTGTCTCTATATGACGAACTAAACTGTCAATGCCAATGATACAATATTGAGTATCATAGTCAAAATTTATTACTTTATTACAGTATTTGTGTTCATAATTGCTGACATCTCTTTCATAAATTTTTGAATGATCTTGTATATATTTTTCATCCTCATATGCACCCAGCTCCTTCATTTTTTGATTAATATTAAATTTTTCATAGTAAAAAGGGTTAATATAGTGTGGTCCAATTCTATTTATTTCAGCATTTCGGATTAAAGAAAAATTGTTATTATTGTTATTCATATATTGAATATACCCTAACTTATGAATTTTTGCTATCTTTGTTTCAATACATGTTCTCAGTAAAATTTCATAATCATCACACACTGGTAAGTATTCGCTGTAACTTCCTAACTTTAATAAAACATCACGTCTCCAAATTCTAGGATGATTGGGGCAACAAACTAGGTGACTAAGTGTGACGTTGTTAATGTTTGGAGTGTTATACACTAGTGTCCATTTGTTGTTATGTTTTTGCGAATAATAAGAACCATACCCTTTACAAATAAAATCCCCATAAAAATGAGTACTTCCGTCTTCATATGCGAAAGAACAATCTGTGTAAATGAAACCTAATTCATTATCACTTTCAAATAATTTCGCAGAGTCTTCAAGAACCCATGGTAATAGTTCATCGTCATGATCCATCTCTAAGAGATACTTTCCGCGACATAATCCAATTGTTTCATTTTTTATACTACCAATACTACCATTATTTTTAAATCTTTTGTAAAATCTTATCCTACTATCATCTGAAAAATTTTTCTTTAAAAATTCAAAGTTGTCACCACTTATAGAATCGTCGATAATTATCCACTCCCAGTGTTTGAGAGTTTGATTTTTTAAACTAGAATATACTCTTACTATTTTTTCAAAAGAATTGAATGATGGTGTAAATAATGAAAATACAGGTCTAACGAGTTCTCTGTCGATAGAAGATATATTAACATAAAATAAATTGACTGTTCTGTTGAATTCTTCAATATTAGTTATCTTTTTTGTTTCCAAGTGTAAGTGTCTAAGTAACATTCTTTGTGGTATTACTTCAGTTACTTTTTCAAAGTATTCATCAAAGGTGTCACCATATGTAACCAATAAATGATAATTTGAATCATACAATTTATGTAAAGATTTATTTGTTCCTGTTATAAAAATGCTACAGTTTAAATGTTCATTGTTTTCAAAAAAATAATTATCTATATGTGCATATTTATTAAGTCTATAAAAAATAATAAATGGATATTTCATAGTGAGTTGTATGTATGAAATAATAAGTTCCAGTGTTTATATTATTTTTTATAGTTTATAATTAATACGTTAATGCTTCAGGAGATTATGATAATTAAAATAATGGAAAAATAAAAAATATTATAACATTTTAGAACCACTGAATATTTTCACCCACCATGACTGAAATGACTGAAACTAAGTTTCTAGAAAAAGTGGATTGGTTCACGCCAATATACGAAAAAAAATACCCCAACGGTAATATTTATGTTGGCGAATTGAAAGACGGCAAACCTGACGGCAAATTTCATGGAAGAGGCAAGTTTACCTGGCCCACTGGTCAAGTTTACGAGGGCGAGTATAAGGACGGCATGAGGGACGGAAAAGGCAAGTATACCTTTCGCGATGGTGAAGTTTACGAGGGCGAGTTCAAGAACAACAAGAGGGACGGAAAAGGCAAATTGACCTATACCGATGGTAAAGTTTACGATGGCGGTTGGGTTTACGATAAAGAGAATGGATCAGCCACGCTTACTTGGCCCGACGGTCGAAAATTTGAGGGTGCTTTCCTTGATGGTAGTATTAAGAATGGAGTAAAAAGCAAAATTACACGCGGTCATCTTGAGGGAGGCATAACACGCGAGGGACCTTATAATCAATCCTGGAAAGCATGGTTAGAATCCAAGCCCCTTACCCCCATTTCCAAATGGATAAGTACAAGAAATAAATCAGAACCAGAACAACTACATATTCCACTAGTCGCCATTCTGAGTACCAGCCACGGCATGTCTTCAGTTGCGTTCGACCCGAGCGGGAAGTACTTGGCGTCAGGATCTTACGACGACACCGTGAGGATATGGGAGGTTAGCACGCAGAATCAGGTCGCCAAGCTAATAGGTCACGAGGGTTACGTAATGTCAGTTGCGTTCGACCCGAGCGGGAAGTACTTGGCGTCAGGCTCTACGGACAATACCGTGAGGATGTGGAACGTGAGCACTCCGCAGGACGTGAGCACTCTGCAGCAGGTCGCGGAGCTGAAAGGTAACATGAATTGCGTGCATTCAGTTGCATTCGACCCAACCGGGAACAAGTTGGCGGTAGGATGTGA